ATAGATAAAATATAATAATGAATTTCTATATTTAGATATCCATCATAAAATTCAACTTGAATACTATCAACTCTTACATCTTGTAAACAAGATTCAATTTGAGAAGTTAAAAAACGTTCAACTGTATCTTTTAAAATGAAATCATTTGGCTCAAATAGTAAACTATCTAACCCTGAACCATAAGAAGGGTTGAAAAATAGAGAACCTTTTGGAACAGTGAGAAGTGTTAATAAATTCTGTTTAATTTTATCAATACCTTCTGCGACCGCTGTAGAGCCATATTCAAAGTTTTCACTGGATAAACCTTTATAGATGTTAAAACGTTTATTATACCCCGCTGTAAACGGGTCTTCATAATAAGCCATTATATCACCTCTATTCCTCTATTATTTGTTCGTCTTCATCATCAACATAAGGGTTAATATTTACATCTAAATTTAAAGAAACTGGACATTGAGCATTTGAATAAACCCAACTTCCATATACATTCCCTCGTATTGTAGAACTAGATAAAACTTGACCCTGAACCTTTAAATCGCCCTTTATATTAACGTCTCCATCTATATCTATTTTATCAGTTTTTATACATACTTTATCTTCTTTTATTTCTATTAATGTAGAATCTTTATAGAATATTAATATTCTATTATCCTTACCTATATCTATCGATATACCTGCCTTATCCTCTTGAAAAACAGTAGTAAATTCATTTTTAGTATAAGATACCTCAGATACAAATCGTAAAAATGAACTTGATAAAGATTTTAAAAGTAAGATTGCTTTATTCTTAACCTCGAATTTGCTTTTAATAATGGAGAAAATACCTCTATTGGCCATACCATCAGAGTTTTCGTCTTTGCTTACTGGAGAATACATAGTCAAAACTTGACCTATCCTATCATAAATAGTTAAATGCTCTTTTTCGTCCTCATCGCTAAATTCGATAGATGCACCCTTACGTGTTTTGAATAGAATAAACTTTCTAAAAATACCTTTCTTATAAACATTCATCGGAGTATCGCTCATATAAGCTCTTTTAACTCGCTTACCTTCAGAACCCGTAAAAGATTCGGAATCTTTACTCCCATACTCTTGGGAATCAGTATGCTCATAAGAAATTGAACTGCCAAAATAAACGGGCTTATCGATTTTCCCACCCTCAAAGAATACAAAGACAGTCGCACCAACCTCGGGAACAATAAAAGTTCCTGACTCGAAAGATGCATCCATTACACATGGCATTGCAAATGGTAAATCATCATCGCCTAGACCATCAGAACTATCTATGCCGTGTATACATGGTATTCGAATTTTTATTCTGCAGATTTCTTTTGGGTCTTTATTAGATACAACTTTGGCTCTATAAATATTAGTAAATTCAGTCTGATTGTTAATCATTTTTCATAACCTCCTATCTAGAAAATATAAAAGGATGATTTAATAAATCATCCTTATCTTTTATACTCGGCATTACCTATATATCTCATAACCTTACCATTCTTCTTTTGCATATATTCCCAGTAATATCCTATATCTGCATACTTAATAACATCACCAGTCTTAGGTGCATGAACTACCGTATTTTGGTCAACTACCATAACAACATGACCTTTTCCGTTTTGACGATAAACAAGGCAATCACCTGGGAGAATTTGACTCTTATCCCATGGAATAACCTGGCCTGTATTAATAAAATTCGCTGTAGTTCCGATTCGTTTGTATCCCATATCATAAAGCATTTCAGAACAGAATCCTGAACAATCGTAACCTTTCTTATTAGGTCCACTGCCACCCCATATATATGGTAAACCTACATATTTTTCGGCATATTTACGAATAGTATCAGAACTCGCAGAATTAACAACACCACCATTAATACTTTCAGAACCATTGTTAGTCCCACCTGAGTTACTACCTAGGTCAGATGATGCACTACCTCCAAGTTGTACATCGCCCATAACCCCCTCAGTTGCATCAAGTAACGTTATCTTACCTTTTTCATCTATTTGCATAGCTCTTTTAATCATATTTAATGTAGTAGTAAATTCGCCCATTTCAATATTATGTGCAACTTCCATAATTTGATATAATCCTGAACTATGATGGAATAATTTATCTTTGGTCATAACTACAATTATGATAAAACTCATCGTATCAAGTAAGGCATTACCTCGAATTTCTAATTGTGCTGTTGGCATAAGTACGGATGCCATTGTGAACATATATTCGGCCACTTTTCCAAGCTCATTGGCATTATAAGAGCTTGAACCAACATATCTTTTGAAAGTAGAATCAGATGCATAAGGCTTTATTAATACATTAGATAACTCATCTACTGAAGGTGCTAAAACACCTATATTATATTTTGCTGCCTGTGCTGCTGCACTTTGGAAATTCGTATCCGTCATGTAATTATCAGTATTTGTAGTAGTTAAACCATCCTCAGTAGTTTCAGTAGATTCTTTAGAAGGCAAATCTTCTTTATTATCACCATCTTTATCTACAAAGTTCTTTCCTGGCTTACCTACAGATACATCGACTTTTCTTACCCATCCTTCTTTTCCTAAATATGTTCTGACCTTATACCAAGATGCTGTTTCGGCCTCTATATCTGCCCATTCTTGATTTCTTAAAGTGGCAACAACCTTACATTTCTTAGAATCAGTGCCTGAATAAACTTTTAATGTTCCTCCATTTTTAGGATAGATATCAGTTCCTATTAATGCCGACATTAACTCACCTTGTATCTTATCTCTAGTCAATCTAGACCAAGTCTTAGCATTCGCATCACCTAAAGAAGTATCGACAGGTGCTTTCGTAGAAGTAGTTGTAGATGAATCAGATGAAGTATTAGTCGAAGTTTCAGAACCTGGTGGTGTAACTAAAGTATACACTAATCCTTTATACTCGGGCTTAAAAGATATAATATTTTCGTGCTCTTTTCCTATAACGAATTCATAAGTATCATACATTTCTACTGTGGCCTTTTTACAAGGTTCAAAGTATAAATATGTTTGACCATCTTTATCTTTAGTATAAAGGACATAACCTGACTCACCACTAACAGATTTTGCAGATGTGCATAATTCCCTTGCAAATGCCATTAGGTCAAATCCTGAACTCTTATAACCTTCTTCCTTTGCATTTGGGTCATCATCAGTTTCAACTATATTTCCCTCTTTATAACCAAGCTCTTTGCATATTTGTCTTATAACATCGGAAATTTTACCTTTGAAAGTTTTGGGTTCCTCGTGTTGATTAGAATTACCCGTTATATCTAAAGTACCATTAACACATTGTAATGTGAGCATCATACCCCCACCAGTGAACTCTATATCATAGTCTTTTATATGACAAGTTCGCATGGGACAGATAGAAGTTTCGTCCATACCGAATCTATATTGGACATTATTAAATCCCTTTTTTATCTCATATTCTACTAATAAAGCAGACTCATCAAAAAGAGTGAAAACAATATCACTATAAGTATCATATGCAGACTCCGTAACTGATAAATTAACTAAATGTTGAGCCTGACGAGGTGAATTTGCTACTGTAAGTACTGTAGACCCAATCTTTAAATAAATGATTGGGCTACTTGGATTAACTTTTGCTTTGTTTACATAGGCCAAAATATATCCTCCTTCCTATATATTTATCCCTCTAAGTCTAAATAAAGTCGACATTGGTGGAATCCTTAATACTGTACCTTCTGGAATATTAAAAGGATTTCGTATGTTACTAGCTTGAGCAATAACCCACCACAAACTCACATTATTATAATAATCATATGCAACTTTATCTAAACGATTAATATAATCGGAAGTTACTTTCACATAAATATCGTCATCTGAAAAAGGTATATCATAAAAATAATGTGTTTGTAGAACTGGTAGGTTATAATGAGGATTAACCTTTTCATAATACATGTTATTTGCCTCCTTCTATTGTAGTAGCAGATTTTCCTTCTGAATAAGTTTCAGTCATAGATACTGTTACAGTTAATAAAGTATATTCATTGTTGATAATAGGTGGGGATGCACTAACAGATACCTCGTTTACTACACCTTCTAAACGAATAGAACCACATCTAAAAAATGCTTTCGGTGGTACGGTATAGTTTCCATAACGTGGATATGCTAATGCCTCTAATTTATTGGAGTAGGAAGTGAAAGTTTCTCCAATAGACTTTAATATATCTACATGTACAGTGAACGAAAAATCAAGACTCTTTGAAGTAGAATTTGAATAACTTAAAAAGGATGCAGAACGACCCTTTGTTTCAGTCTCTGCAAAGTTATTTCCCTTACTCCAATTGAGTTCCTCAATAGTAACTGGAATCTTTATTGTCGTCCCCGTAAGTAAGTTTTGTATATAAGCTGGGAATACTAGACCATCTAAATTAGCTAGACTTTCATCAAATGTAGCTTGTTTACCTGCATTATCAGTTTGTTTAGTATTTTCGGCGAAAGTCTGAATAGGTGGAAAGGACTCCTCAACTTGCTTTAATTCAAATAAATAATATAAAGCTTCATCAAACTCACCATTAACTTCTATACCTAAATATTCTTGTAATTTTTTAACTGCATTAAAAGTGGGTATACCATAGAAGTATTCCCTTTCTTCTAGAAAATTATTTTGTATAAGGAAAGTATGCAAATCATATAATTCTGCACTTTTATCACCTAATTGCATCTATTTATCACCTACCTATCTTCGCATTTTGATAACGTTCATTAAGAGTTCTAAATCCTTTATTTGAAGTAGATTGAGTTACAATTTTTTCTTCATCTAATTTCTTACCTAAGAATTCAAATCCCCATTTTAATAATTGTATTAGGTCAGTTAAATCAGTTCCTGTAGGAATAGTAGTTCCTGAATTCATTGGGTTATGTTCTTTAGGGACAACCATTTCACCCTTATGAAGTAAGGCTATTTGGTCGGATGGGACATATGGAGTCCCCTGTTCATACTTAGTTAAATTATATTTATCCATCATATTATGAATAGATTTAGTATAATTAGGGTCACCTGCATAGCCTGCCTTATGAATCAATCTAATCTGGTCTTTTGGGTTATTTGCTTTTAATGCTGCACTATATCTACTATAACGATGTAAAAAATGTCCATGGTCAGTCATAGAATCGGCAAAAGATTGATATCTTGCATAAGGAACTGCACCACCTGGTTCATTAGAAGGACAATTCAGACCTTTAGTTATAGTTATACCTGGTGCATTTTTACCATTGTATTTTATACCAAATAAGTTCTTATCAGTTCTTGCAACTTTAGATTTTCCCCAACCTGATTCTAATGCTGCTTGGGCTAAAGTTACTGCTGGGAAAACACCGTATTGTTGATAAGACTGTTTAGCTCCTGGTGCTAAAGCTTGAAAAAATCCTGACTGACTAGAATACATTAAATTTTCATCTATAGGTCCTCCTGGACTGGCTGAAATAGTACTTGAGGAATTGTCAGATGGATTATTAGTAGATGCCGTTGATGTAGCCTTAACTTTATTAAAGACATCTAAAGCTGTTTCACGTGCTTTTCCTAAAACTTCATTACTTTTAATTTTACTTAGGACAGATAAAGTCTTTTGAGCATTAGCATCATTTCGTTTTAAGGCTTGAGTATTTTTAGAGAAAACTTCTAAATCTTTTTTAGAATGTACAGATGCTTTTACTAAAGATTGTTTAGATTGCTCAGATATTTTTACTGAAGTTTTTGGGAAACTATTGGCTTGTTTTAAAATATCTGGATTCGCTCTATAAGCCTCGGCTTCTTTGCGAGTAAGAACTGCTTCACCACTATGAAGAATCGCCTTGTATCCATCTATAGGGACATTATCAAGACCATTTCTATGAGTTCCATATGCATTAAATTGAGAACTAGATTTACTTTGGTCTCTTATTACCTCTTCATCTTGCATATATTGAATAACTTTTTCTCTTAATTCGTCTTCTTGCTCTTTTGCAGTCTTTTCTTCCCAAGCCTTAGATTGAGTTTTAGCATCTTTAAATCCTAAATATCCAAGTATAGTTGGAACTGCTAAAGCTACTGCACCTGCTGTACCACCAATTGCACCACCAACAGTTGCACCAACACCTTTTATACCACCCCAAAGAGCTCCACCCATTGATGCTATTTTTCCACCTATACCTGTTGCTACTGCACCACCTGCTCCAGTCGCACCTGCTGCTGTAGCCGTCGCACTTGCTGCCCCTGCACCTAAACTGCTTATACCAAAGAAGTTGGCAATTCCTTTGACTAAATCCCAAATACCTTTTCCTGCTAAGTACATCCCTGTTATATCCGACCAATCAAGTCCCCAAGAACTAACTGCGTTTGATATAGTCATTAGATAAGGACTTATTTTGTTTTTAAGACTATCGATAACAGATGTATGGAAATCTTCAAGGGCTGTATCTAAGGCTTTCATAGAATCTTCTTTGACTAATTGCTCAGTTTGAGTAAGTAATAACTTTCCATTAGCATTAGTTTTATTTGCAGAATCAATCATTTCTTCCGTCCAACCATAAGACTCTAGCATCGCATTATTAAAGCCTGCCATATCGACTTGATTTAATAAGGTTTGAGTTATAGCACCTATATCTTGTTGTGCAACTACACGGGCATTTGCACCATATTTATCAAGATATGAATCAGTTTTAGTAGCATCATATGAATAAGCATCGGCAATCATATCGGCATATAAATCTTCAAAACCTTGTATACCTGCTGCTTGAGCTGATGCCATAGTAGAAATTGCTTCATTAAGAATTCTAGCTTGTTGCTCATCAGATAGATGAGAAATGGCTGGCATAATAGTATTGACTGCATCTATGATACCATCTTGATTTACACCATCTAACCCTTTTGTTTTTACTAAAGAGCCTAATATATTTTCAATATCGGCTTCAGAATCTACATATTGCATTATTCCTTGCTGAGAGCCTATATCGTAACCAAGTTTATCGGCTACTGCAACAGATTCCCAAAATTTTATAATAGAGTTAGTATCAGTAATACCTGCTTCTATTAATTTAGCAACTGCTTCTTGCATATCTGCAGAATTTAACATGTTATTATTTAATTTATTAAATTCTTTTAAATTATTAGATAAAGTTTTCTTAAAAGCATCGGCTTCTTCGGCATCTAAATGTAGAGCATTAGTTATATCTATCATGCTTTTAGATATTTCTGCAATACCTTCGTCCATAGAATCTTTTATCGCCATTATATTAAATGAGTCGATTAGACTTTGAAGATTATCACTAAATGTTTCATTCATTTCGTCCATCGAATCTTGAATATCTTCTAATTGCTCTTCGGTATTATTATTGCCTCTTCTAAGTTCGGCATTTAATTCCTTTAGCCTATTTAATTCAACAGTATTATCTTGTAAGGCCATACGATAGAAATCAGACTGCTCCTCATCTAATGCCTCTTGAGCAGATTGTAAAGCTCTTTCATATTTCTGATTTTCTTTTAATATCTTATCTATAGATGCATTATTTCTTCGAATTTCTTCATCAGTATCTATAGAATCTTTAAGTCGCTTTTCTAACTCCCTTTGATAGTTAAGCAGAGTGGTCATTTGTCTTCGTAATTCTCTATTTTCCCTTTCTTGTCTTACTAGACGTCTTAATTGTAAACCCTCAATTCTTCTTGTTCTAGAGTTACGAGAACCACCCTGATTCGGAGTATCATTTCTAGGAGAATTATTTTCTGCCATCTAATCACCACCTCTGAATGATTTAAAGGGATGATTTATATCATCCCTTTCCTTTAATACTTTCATTATATTGAATAATTCTATCTATAATATATTTTAGATGTAAACCACGTTCATATGGCGTCATCGCTTTTATAGAACTAACATCGAAATGACCTTCATATACCATATAAGAAATTTCCTTCGTGATATTATTATACATAGCAAACTTCATTCGGTTAATAGCTTCGGTCATATCAAGTGTACGAACTTTCACTCTAGGATTAATTCCACTCGATGTCTCGAAAAGTAGGGTTAAGGAATTCACTAGTCATTTCAAATGGTACTACTATATCGTGACCACATGAAGGGCATACCATATCTAGGGCTCCTTGATAACCTAATTTAATTGAGTTAAGAGCTGATTCTATATATTTAACATCTCGCACGTGCATAGTAGAATAGTATTTTTCGGCTAAGAATGAATCCATTTTTTCGCCATTTACAGATTTAATTTGTTTTGCAAATCTTAACTTATGCTCTACTTGACCGAAAGGTATGCTCAGTTTACTGCTTAACTTCAGTGCCCTTTCTTTTATAGTTTTATAGTCTTTTTCAGTTAAGACTCTTAATTCGATTACATCCTTACTCATCGGAAGTGTTAATTTTAAAGGTATTTTTATTTTATCTTCATCTAACTCATCACAAGGTAATTGGTCTAAGTCTAAAACTGCAGAGCCTTCATAATTACAATAAGGACAGAATATAGTTTGATTATATTCTTGGCCATAAGATATTATTCTAAGTTTAAAAAGAATAAACATTTTATCGGCTGGTAATATATCATTTAAAGGGAAATTTTTGGGGTCAACTATACAATTTGATATTATTTTATCTATAGTAGTTTCAGAAGTAGAGCCATATAAAAGTTGCTCCTCATTAGTAGTTAAACTTCTTATTGTAATATTTATTGGGAAATCTTGTTCATAAAAGACACCATTAGATGGTAAGGTAATTCTTTCTTCCATATTAATCCTCCTTTTTTAAATGTATTACTATTTAAAACGAATAAAGGAAGTGAGATTGAACTCACTTCCTTTAATACTAAACTCTTTCGGCACTATCGTATTGTATAGTTAATGTTATAACTTTTAAGTCACCACTAGAGTAATCAAGTTCGCCACCTGCGAAAGTAGAAATCCAACATCCTTTTAATTTCCAAACCCTAGCAACTTGGCCATCCCCTGAGTATTCAGTAACTGTTATTTCTTTTTTATAATCAGTTGCATAACCCATAGCTCCTGTATTCCAGTCATAAGTTGATTTGAACCAATTATATAATATTTTTTCTATATCTGCTCCTATAGCATCTCTTATCTCGATAGAACCTCCTTCGAAGTTTGCTAATCCTGCGAATTTAGTTTTCCCGTTGAAGTAAGGAACTTCAACTACATCTAAGCTGACCTCTGGTAAGAATGCTTTTGATACAGATAAAGTAACTTCTTGTGCTAAATCACCTATTTGACATTCAAATTGATTCATCTTTTGGAATTCATAAGTTCTATTTGAACTTAGGTGAGAACCATTCATATTGATAGGCATTAATTGTCACCTCCTATTTCTGGAAACTCTACTGTATAAGGGTATACATTTAAATCTATATTTATATACTCTGAAGAACGAGTAGGTCTTATCATAAGAACTGCAGACATTATTAAACTATCTATATTTTCTGCAGTGTTAGTTGTTTCATTACATATGAATCTATAGTCATCTATACCTCTTCCATTTTTTATAGTAGTTAATATAGGATTAACTATATTTTCCATCATAGTCCAAGAGAATGCATCATTTGCTTCGAATAATAATGGTAATGTAGCGTCATATATAACTTTTCTTAAGTGATTTATTAATCTTCTTACGTTTAGAGAACAAACTGGCTCTGGTGCATTTTTATACATTGGAGGTCTAGTTGTTTTATTACCCCATATAATGAAACCTTTTCCTGTTATATTAACTATAGGATTAACTAATGCATCATTATAAAGGATATCCATTTCAGTTTTAGATGGGTCATATTCAAGTCCTGATATAGCACTTAATACTCCACGTTTAACTCCTGCACATGAGTCCCAAACTTTCCAAGACTTATCATTGTTACTTAATTGTTTTGCTGCAAATATAGAAGGTGGATAGAATGAAACATTTCCATCATTATATTTAACCCAAGGTGAGAATACTGAAACATATGAAGATGATAATGGAGTATTAGCTGAGAATTGACCTCTAGCTCTTACGAAGTCTCTAACATGGTTACTTCTTAAGCCAAGTGGATGGTCTGCTATATATAAAGTATCTCCTCTAAATTCACATATTTCTTGAGCATAAGCTTGAACTCTATTATCAGTTATTCCTGGTATTATTAGAGTATCAACTCTGTATATAGATGCATCTGCTATCTTATCTAAAGCATCTATAAAATCTTCTGCTGTTACAGAAGTTGTACCTGCGTCTCCTCCTGCTATAACAACATTACAAGGTTCGAAAGATTCAAGTTTTGTAATTTCTATATAATTAGAAGTAGAATTTACTCTTGCAACGAAATCAGATATATTTTCAAGAGAACTTGAGAATGGTATTTCTTCTACAACTTCACCATTTCTTATTAATTGTATATAAGGCTTTCCTTCAAGAGTATTTAATAAGTGTACAACTGCATTATTTAATCTTGCATCTGGATATTTAGACATAACTTCAAATCCTTCAGTTGCACCAACACCACGTGCTGCTCCTGTAGTACCACCTGCACCAACTAAAGTTTTCGCTTCGAATTTATAATCATCTGCTGTTGCTAATTTTAAGTAAGTAGAATAATTATCAAATACTTTAAAGATATATTCACTATCTAAAGGGTTAGAAGAACAAACTACTGACTCTAATAAATTTTCATTTCTTTTAAGTTCAACTTTTATAGCTTCTTTTTCTATAGATATTTCGATAGAACCTCCAACTAAATGAGTACCACCTTCTTTTGCTATAAATATATCTCTATCTTCATCCTTAAATATAGTTCTAGCTCCTTTTGATAGAACCCTAACAAACATTACTGTATCTGGTAAAATAACATTTGCTGCTTTTATACCATAATCGTCTTGTAAAGCTACATCAAATAGAAGTTTAAAATCGGATGCAGATTTCACAATTGTAGGGTCAACTGGTCCTGATTTTGCAGTCCCTAAGATACAAGTTATTGTATCTCTTTCACCATTTACTGCTGGCATTATATAGTTTTCAGTAAAACGAATTCCTGGAACGTTAGTTCCGTAAGGCAATCTTTGTACCATTGTGGTCTTCAACCTTCCTTTCTAATTTGTATTATATTTAGAGCTGGGTCTAGTAAGCCCCTTAGATTCAAATATCTAAGTATCGAATCATCATCAATATAAAGAGTATCAGATGGCAAGAATTTTATATTTCTTATAGTACCATCATCCTCAAGGTATAATAAAGTAATTGCATGGTCAACTTCTAAAGTAAGTTTATATATCAAATCTATCACCTCTGAAGTTTTCTAGAACCCATTTGACAATTCGAGTTTTAATCATTTTATGCTTTTTAGGGAATAAGACTGGTGCATTTGGTACTGATAAAGTAATCACCTGTCTATATAAATTTCCGTTATCACTAAATTGAGTTAAATCTACATTAGTTACAGTTTCAGTAATTGTAACTGGTAAAACATATTCTTGTTGAGCATTTTCATCATATATTACTAGGTTAGGTTCTTGTAAGAAGAATAAGACTAATTCAGTAAATAGGTCATCACATTCGGAACGTCTATCGCTCCATATATCTATTTGGTATTCAAGGTTAAAGGCCAACTCATAATTGACTAACTTAGAATCATTTATGATTCGTGAGTTACGTCTACCTAAATTTTTCAAAGGAGATTGTGCATAATCCGTAGATAGGTTATTATTTAATCGCCAAAATGAAATCATAGGTAGGTAAACCATAGCTTCATTATCTTCAGATAGCTGTAAGGCCTTTTCATCACTTGCATCTACTACATTTTCAAATACACTTTTAAGTTTGTTTAGAAGTGCCTTATCATATAAATGTAAACTCATTTTAATCACCTCTTTTTAAAGATATTAAAGAAACTAAAGAACGATTTGACTTTTTTACTTATCTTAGTAAATATTGACTCTTTTATAGAAGTTTTAATATCGATACCTGATGTTTTCTTCTTCGTAAAAACTCCTGATTGAGGAAGTGGCTTCTTCGTAGGACTATCTTGGTAAATTTTAAGCATATTCCTGAATAAAGGTCTAGGTGGTATTTTCGCAGTCCCAAATTCTAAAAGTATTGCTATTTGATAGACTTTTAAATTGGAGTTATCATGGACTAAATTCTTATCCCACCCTATAGTGATAGTATCTCCTTCAATAAAGTAACCTAGAGAATTTTTTAGTTGTGACGTCGCTTCCCAAATATTTAATGATAAACCCCTTTGTCTCTTATAAGCTAAATACTTGGGAGATAAAGGGGTGAAATTGAATTTCTGAGTTTCGATAGCGACTTTGACTTGTTTTACAAAATCTTTTGCTAATTCTTCCTCGAAAGCCAAATCATTCGTATCAATAGGAAACCATTTATAATCTAAAGGTTGTATATAAATCATCTTTTTAAATGGCTCTTTCTGTATACTATATCATTTTCAACATATTTAGTTTCTACATCTTTCTTAACATCAAGTTCAGTTCTTAAAGATTGTCTATAAGGTACTAATTTAACCCTCGCATAAGTAGAATTAACTTGACCATAAATATCAGTGATTAAAAATTTAGAAGGTGCATTGTAAAAAGTAGGTGTAGTTTCGACTATGCAATGTTTTTTAATATTAAATAAATCATCTAGGCCAATATAAGCTATAATCTCCATATCTACTTCTTTATCCCAGTGCTTACCTTTCATTTTTACATCTCTTAAATCGTCCTCAAATAGTATATTTGATTTTATAGGCTTATCGTAATAAAGAATACTATCGGATGGTGTTTCTTTAATAGAATCATTTATTAAGTAGATTAAACATTCTTGACCTAATAAGTCTAAAGCCTCTTCAATAAATCCTGATAATAAGTTATATTCATTATTGTTAGGAGTTATATTTCCCATAGGAAACACATCCTATTCTTCATCTAAGTCTATATCGAATACATGTTTTATATAAGATTTAACGAATTCATTTCCTTCATTTAATACAAACTCTGGTATATCTAAAGCTCTTTTATACATTTCTAAAGTAGTATCAACAGATTCTTGTATTGCTTCTTCTGCTACCTCTAATTCTGCATGGCAATCTGGACATTCGAAAACTCCATCTTCTATTTCAACCATAGTACCAATATATCCACATTCTGGACACTCTTTATTTTCACCTTCGTTTAATCCTTTTTTAGCTCTAACTTTCATTGATTTAGCTCTTGCTTTCTTAGCTCCAGCTGATTGAGATTTCTTTTGAGCCTTTTTAAGTGCTGCCTTTTGTTTTGAAGACATTTTTTGTTTTTTAGTTTTTATTTTCTTTTTAACTACTTTTCCACCTTTAACAACTAACTTCATTGCTTCTTCTAGGTGACCACCACATTCTTCACACTCACCTTCACATTCGTGAATAGCACCACAATCTTCACATAAGAATAAATTTAAAGATGAGCCTTCATGTAATTCGAATCCGTTTTCAAAGAACTCTTTTAAGTCTTCGTCTATTTCTTCCTCTTCTTCCTCTTCTTCGTTTTCACACTTCTTACCTTTTTTACCTTCTTCAAGTTTTTCTTCCTTAGCTTCTTCTTTTTCTTCAACTTTAACTTCTTCATCTACTTTTACTTCCTCTTCTACTTTCACCTCTTCTTCCTTAACTTCTTCAACTTTAGGCTCTTCTTTGCATTCATTTAAGCCTAACATTATTTTGTTTGCTTGATTTAAGTCTTTAAATAAACTCATTAATGAGTACCTCCTTTTAATTATCAGTATCTACAAAGAAAAATCCATTTTGAGAAGTAGACAACTCATCTTCTAATTGAGTACGCTCCTCACTATATTCATTAAGTAGAGTATCACCATCTAATTCAAATGGTCCTGAGTTTGATTTATATTTACTTCTTATACGACCTAATGCTTCTTTGCATAGGCATTTAGTATATTTAATAACCCAAGACTGTAAGTTTGATTCTAACTCGTGAAACTGCATAGACTTAGGAATATATTCTACTGTAACTTTTCCATTGTAGTTATATAAATATAATTTGTTATTATAAAATTTAAAACCTTTATTCACGTTGGAATATAAAAAAGATGAACGAGCTTGAGTGATTAATAAATTCTTGTAACCGTTAGTGTTAAATTCTCGTGATGAATAGTAGTAACTAAATAAAGCTGTATCATCTATTTCGGTTACTATAGAATCAGTATCACTTACTCTTACTACTGCAAGTGCCTCGGGCATGTATATAACTTCTTGCATAGGCTTGGAAACTGCTTGAGTATGATTAGAATAATCAACTGCTTTCGTTAAAGCTAACATGAAAAAAGAGTCAATTACATCGTCATCTATCTCTAGCTTAATAGCTGGGTATCCTAAAGAATACTTAACATTTTCGATGGCATCTCTATAGTCCATAGAAGTTCACCAACTCTTCAATCAATTCTGCTTTAGTTTTTCTTTTTATATCTATATTAACATCAAGACATAAGGCTCTTAAATCTTCCCTTTTGAATAATTTTAAATCTTCAATAGAATAATTAAAGGACTTGTTGACTTCAACGATTTCTGGCTTAACCTCAACAGTTTCAACCACCTTGTAGTCAGTGCATATGAACGAATTATCTTCTTGAATAATAACTGAAAGTCCTAAAGGTATATATTTTTTATAAGAATTAGCCTCAGATTGAGACAGACCATTAAATACTAACATTTCATATTGAGTTAAAGATATTCTTTTCCCTTTATGGTCTTGTAAAGAGAAATATATTTGATTAATATTTTGTATAGTAACTTTATACACTACATCACCTCCATAATGCAAAAAGGAATAGGAACAACGTCCTATTCCTTCTATAAAATTACTCAGTTATTATAGTACCTTTGATGTATAATTGTGGTTGTAACATTTTCTTAGCATAAGAAGTTGCATAACCTCTTCTACCAACGAAGTCTTCCATCATTAATAAGTTAGTAGTCATTATTGGTAAATATGGAGCATATACATAACCTGCATCTATTAAAGTATCTCCTCTATAACCTAATAAGTATTGTTCTGCTCTAAAGTAAGGGTTTTTATAAACTCTTATTCTACCATCTAACATACCTGCATAGAATGCTCCTGTACCTCCAACATTTGGAACTGCTTGGAATCTTGGTGCACCTATTGAATCTAAAGCGTCAGCTCCTAATCTACCTACTACTAAGAAGTTAGGTTGACATCTTCTTGTTACTTCAAACATAGCATTTCCTGCTGCTGTTATTTCATCTATGAAAGTCATATTATATTCACGTTTAGATAATCCTGAAGATTTATCCCAAACATTATTCCAAGTAGAAGTTAATCCTGCTTGAACCCAAAGGTCATTTATTATTTCTGCATCTATTTCTGCTCTTATAGAGTTAACTGCTGCTTCTAATAAACTTTCGTCTATATCTACACCTTGTTGTCTCATTAAATCTTGACCTGCATCAAAGCTGTATAAAGTTTTTAGTTTTCTAGGTCTAGCTTTAAGAGTAGTTTCACTTAAGTGTAATTGAACTTCTGGTATAGTATTTGGTAATACTGATTCTAAATCGTATTGATAATCTATTTCAACTACTGCTCCATCTTCTATAGCAACGTCGAAATCTAATTCCATTCTACCTGTTTCTAAATCAACATGACCTCTAACACCTACACCTTCGATGTTACCTGCTTCGTCACATTTAACTGCTATTCCATTGATAGCATCTATATGTCTAACTCTTATATATGCTAAGTTTCCTTCGAAGTGAACATCTGCACCGTTACCCGTAGCAAATTCTTCACCTTCAACTATTTCACTAGAATAGTTTATAACATTTTCTGGTCTACCATATCTATCGAAAGCAACTTGACCTTTTCTTACTTGTCCTTTATCGCTTCCATACATATATTTTAAGAAGAATATTTGACCAACTTTTAATTGAAGTGGTTGAACTGTAACTAACTCTTCTGCTATTAAGTTAGGTATTACTGCTGAAACTAATGCTAATGCTTGTTTCTTAAAGTTTTGAACGTCTATAGGTTGAGTAGCCTCGTTCATATGTTGTAAAGCTGTTTGAGTATTGTGTAATAATACTGCTAATTTAGATGCCTCTTCTGGCTTCATATTTGGCTTGTGGTTAGCCACTGCTTGTATAAATGGGTCATAAGCTTCAACTAATTGTTGAACAAAATTGCTTCTATATAAATCCATAGAATTTAAGTTGTTATTCATAATAATTTTAGCCTCCTAATTTTTATTGTTTATTTTATTTAAAAGATTTAAAGTAAGTGAATCAATTGGTTTATCAACCTCTTTTGATTCAGTTATAACATTTATAAGTGTTAGATTAGCCTCGCCTTCAGATATAAGATTTGACTGAAGTTTGAATTCATCTTTTTTCAAATCTTCTAAGGCTTTAGTATATTTTGCCTCAAGTACCTTATATTCTTCTAATAGCGAGTTATAATCTTCATTTGACTTAACTACTTCAGACGAGAAGAATTCAACGTCACCTAACATTGATTCATTAACAGTAGTTAATTCATTTAAACGGTTATTAAAAGATTCGTAAACTACTTTTAATTCAGATTCTAATTTATCTATTTTATTTCTAGACTCGCTTAATTCAGAAGTTAAAGAAGTTATCTTTTCATTAGACATTTTTAAAGATAACGAATAAGTTTCTATTGCATGTTTATATTCATCGATAGATGTATTTAATTTATCAACTTCTTTTTCTTTAGAAGTTTGTAAAACGTCAATTATAGCAGAATATTCTTCCTTCATAGCAGATATATTCGCATCCTTATCGTTAAGTTGACTTTTTAATATATCTATTATAGCTTCATATTCGGCTATTAAGTTTTGCATATCTGACTTATCTTCAGATACTGGTTCACTATCTATATTAGCATTATCCTCATTAGCTTGAGGACTTGTGCTTGAATATAGAAAATCCTTTGGCATACCAATAGACTCTAATAAAGGCGATACCTGTGCCTTTTCATCTTCAGTAAAAGACTCGTATAAATCGCATAAAGATTCATTAATAGAGTCTTTAGAAGGGTCTATTGTAGCTATAGAGAATCCTGGAGTTGTTACGGCGTCGAAAGTTTTAAACATATAACTATCTTCCATAACTTCATTAACTCCACCTTTTCCTGTTTTAGTTTTACCCATAGCTCTTGCCGATAAGGAAATATGAGTTCCATACTCAACTAAAGTATTTAATATTCTACCCATAGGAGTATCTAGAATATCGAAAGTCCCTTTTAAAGAATCAGTTGCTTCATCATAGTATAGCGAAGTAGTATTTATGCAAACTTTTTCATAATCAACATCGAATCGCTCTTTTGGATGATTTATTTCACCTAGTAATTTATTTTCTTTTATGGCCTGTTTAGTTTCATTAGTTAATATTCTATTTTTAGCTATATCGCTAGAATAAATTCTATTATTTTCATTAACCTTATTAAACTCCATAAAAGTTGCTTTGTATGATGCTAAAATACCTTTTTTAGTTTCTTTAGCTTCATCAAGTCTTTCAAAATTCATTTTACCTTATCACCTCACTTCATTAATATAAACGATATAAAAGGGAGTTGTATAACTCCCTTAATGTAAATTATTCACATTTAGAGTAACTGCACTGAGGACAACTCATGCAACCACCTGATGCCTCTATAGGAGAAAAACATTGAGGACATAGATGATATGCTTTCATAAACTCTATCTCACCATGCTTTTTAATAAAGGCTTTATATTCGGCATAAGCATCAATATTATGAGGAACTACTTCCTCTACTTCGTCAACATCTTCTTGCATTAAAGCAAACATCTTTTGGAATTCTTTATTTAAGTCCACTAAGGCTTTTCCTACAGAGTTAGCACATGAAGAACCTTTAGACAATTGAATACCTTTAGCTCTAGCACTAGCGAATGAAGGACAATTTATTGTAGAATCAAGTTGGTCTGCTATATCGTGAATATCTATACCACCCCTTAGTGCTAAAGAAATCATTCTAGATAAAGCATTTAAGTTGGAATTACATCCACCTCCACCACCTTTATTAATAAATACTTCAGTCATCTTACCTGCCTCTACATCGAAATAAACTTGTAAGTGTAAAGAACCACAACCTCCTGAAAGTTTTTTCTTTAAGCCTATCACATTATCATTAGTTGGTAAGATATAACCTCTAGGAATAATATCTGAAGGAACTGCTTCCACTTCTGCGACCTTCTCTTCCTTAGAAGGCTCAGTAGTTAGTATAGCTGTTCTTTTACAATTATTTCTAAAAATAGTTATACCTTTGCAACCTTCTTTCCAAGCTTCAATATAGATATTAAATACATCTTCTTTAGTAGCATTTTCGTTCAAGTTTATAGTTGAAGATATACTCGCATCTATATGCTTTTGCATAGTAGCTTGTAATTTAACCCTTTCATATGGGTCTAAGTCGTGAGCTGTTACTATATAGTCTGGTAAATCTTCTTCATTAGTTATACCTAATTTATCCATTAACTTTTGTATTATAGGAGTATAAACTTTGTAAGTAGTTTCCTCTTCGTGTAAACTTATAGTTCTTCTTTCATAAGACTTGGCAAATATAGGTTCAATTCCTCCTGATATACCTAGCATAGTTGATAAAGAACCTGTAGGTGCTACCGTTAATAATGCAGAATTATACAGACCGTGTTGTCTTATATCTTCAAATAGAGCATAATTATCAGTATCTAAATTTGAATGCTCTTGAACGAAGTATGAATATGCTAAATAATCTGGTATATCCTCACAGAACTTCGCTGGGACTTCGGCCTCTTTATTCATTTGGCATGAAGTATGAAGAGCTGTATATGCTAAAACATGGCCTATTCTATCTAGTAAGGCTATAGACTCTTTTGAGCCATATCTAAGACCCATTTTTATAAATACATCGGCTATACCCATAACACCAAGACCTATTTGTCTCCAATCTTTCGCAACTTGACATTGATAATCTAAAGGATGTATATCTACATTTTCATCTAGTACGTCATTTAATGCTTTTATATAAATAGGAATATCATTAACAAACTCATAAGTATCAAAGAAGGCATCATCAGTAAATGGGCTAATTACATATTCACTCAAGTTTATAGAGCCTAATAAACAAGCTCCCCCTTCTGGTAATGGCTCTTCGGCACAAGGATTAACTCCACCATACTCGAAAAATCCTTCCTTAATAAAGTTATTTAATAAAGAATACTTATTGAAAGTATCCCAATATAATATTCCTGGTTCGGCATAATCATAATTGTTAGATACTAGACGTTCGAATACCTCACGTGCTTTTAGTTCTTTTCGTATTACTTCATCAGTTTCTTTTACGAAAAATTCGCATACGTGCGTTTCATCTGCTAATACTTTTCGCATAAATTCATCATCGACTTTAACTGAAATATTAGCTCCTAGTATTTTATTTAAATCAGTTTTAATATCGATAAACTCCATTATGTCTGGATGGTTTACATCTAAAGCTATCATCAAGGCTCCACGTCTACCGTTTTGACCTATAGTTTCAGATACTTTAGAAAATGTCTCCATAAAAGATACTGCTCCCGTAGTAGTTCTAGCAGAATTATTCACATTAGCTCCACGTGGTCTAAGTTTATCTAAAACTATACCACATCCACCACCCATGGAGAATGTTCTTGCTATATCAGAACAACATCTATAAATATCTTCTATATTATCCTCTGGGTTTTTTACTACATAACAATTTGACATAGTAACTTTTTTACCGTGCTTTTCTAATCCCCTATTAGATAATATTCTTCCTCCAAATAAGAATTTCTTTTGTAACATTCTTTGCTTAAGTTCTTCATCTCCACCTGAAACTCTATCTAACCACTCATTAAAAGATTCATTATTATATTGATATTTACTTTTCCAAATATTTATGGCCAACTCATTATTGTTTAACCAATCTTCTACATTAATTCTTACCATATGTTACCTCCTTATTATATCAATATTACTTATATAAACGAATAAAGTGAGTTACTTGAACTCACTTTATTTAGATAATATTAAGTATAACATTTGTTTAATTAAATCTAAGTCAGTATTTATTTTATCTAGACTTTCTTGTAATTGTTTTATTTCACGTCTTATTTGTAATTGACTTTTTTCTTCAGTAGTGGGAAGGAAATTAATAGCTCCTGAATCATCTCGATATGAAGGTTTCGGCATAATTAAAACTCCTTAAAAAATTATATTAACTTCAGTTAAATTCGGTATAACAGAAGATGTTGATATCCCTAATTGACCATACTGATAATTTCCACAAGCATATAATTTCTTACATATTCCACCATCAGTTAAAACGATAGTATGATAATCACCTGCTGTAACATCTATTACATTAGTTACACTAGTTACAGATGTTATAGATGTTTTGGTTGCACTTGAACCACTAGAGCCAACTCCTAACTGGCCGAAATAGTTACTTCCACAACATTTTAGAGTCTTATCTGTACCTATAAAGAATACAAATAATCCCCCACAAACAACTCTATCAATAGATGATACATTGACCTTAGTAAATACATTTCTATTAGTAGTATCGCCTTGACATAACTGACCACCTGAGTTGCTTCCACAACACCAAATTGTTCCATCTTTCTTTTTAACGTAAGTATAATTCATACCACAACAAACATCTTGAACATCAGACCCCATACTTGTAACTTTAGTGAAATTACTTCTATTATTAGTATCACCTAATCCTAATTGACCATACTGATTATTACCACAAGCATATAATTGACCATCACCTTGTAAAATAAAAGAGAAATCGTCCCCACAAGCAACTTTGCTGACATAATTTGCATAAGATGAAACATAAGTGAATGTAGTTCTTTGAGTAGTATCACCTAATCCTAGTTGTCCCTTACTGTTACTACCTGATGCATAAAGCTTGCCTGTTTCAGTTATAATAAAAGTATGACCTTTGCCACATGCTACCTCTTTAATATTAGATATATTACCAACATTAGCACGAACTGGACTGTATTGAGTAGTTGTATCACCTAATCCTAACTGACCATAAACTGATCTTCCACATACCCAAAGAGAATTATCATATTTAAGGAAATATAATGAATCACCTGAGAATGAGAAATCTTTAACACCTGAGATTGATTGATGGAATCCAAATACTTCATTGCCTTTATAAGATGGGTCAAGTGCTAACTGATTATAAAGGTTAAATCCACATACCCAAAGAGTACCAAATGAATCTAATAAAACAGTTGAGTTATATTTAGCACAAATCTTCTTGAAAGATTTAGTTCTTCGAACTAACTTAGTTAAAGACTCAGTATTCATAAATGGAATTGATGCCGTCGTTAAAGCTGATATTATACTTGATTTTAAGACATTATTGGAAGGTTTTATATCCAGTAACATTTGAGTATCTATAAAACTAGTTTGGTCTCCTGAAATAAGAAATCCTAATTGATAATAATTATTCTTTCCACAAGCATATAATTTACAATCAGCACCTAAATAGAATGTTGAATATTTTAATGCATAAATATCAAATGCTTTTTTCCCTGTATTAATAAATGTAGAAGAACCTGTAGTATTTGAATTACCTAATTGACCATTGCTATTCGCACCAACTGTTAATACAATATTGCTACTATTAAGAGCAACGGTATGATACGCTCCACATACAACCTTTTTAATTTTAGTTTGTGCACTTGTAAAAGTATGAGCATTTCCTGTTCTACCTAATTGGCCATAAGTATTATCACCTGCAGTATATAAAGTGCCCACATGGTCTAATGCACAAACATGGTTATCACCACAATCAATATAACTGATTTTAGATACAGAACTGATTTTCGTTAAAGTAGTTTGAACTAATGAAGTATCTGTACTACCTGTTGCTAATTGGTAATACGCATTACCACCTGCAGAATAAACATCACCATTTGCTTTCAGTATATAAGTATTAGAGGAAGAACATGCTATTTGTTTTGTGAAAGATGCATTAGTGGATATATGAGTGAAAGTATTTCTATCAGTAGTATCACCTTGACATAATTGACCTGAATTATTTCGACCAGTGGAATAAAGTGAATTTGCTAAAGTCTTAATTACAGTATGAGTTTCTCCCATACTTAAAGTTTCTACATTATCATATAACTTGGTGAAAGTATAAACATACCTATTATGTCCTAAACCTAGTTCACCATATTGATTTTTTCCACAACCCCATATTGTATTATCATTTTTTAATACTATTGTATTATCTAGTGTATAAAATACATCTTTAACATTATCAATAGGTAATTTAGTCCACTCAATAGCATTGTAGTTACTACCTATACCTAACTGATAGGATTGATTAAAACCCATACCCCAAATTGTACCGTCTTTTTTCACCATAAAAGCTGTATGGTGACCTTTTATCGTTTTTATCCCATTTTCATGCTGATTTGCTAATATTAAAGATTGGTTTAAATCGGAAAATGAAGAATTTGTATCATAGCTGATATCATAGTTAGTCAAAGCTTGACGTGAGTTATTTATAGAACTATTTATTTCATTATTAATAGAAGTTAATTCTTCATTAACAGTAGATAACTCTTCATTAACAGTAGATAACTCAGAATTTATATTTGTTATAGCCTCACTCATAGCACCAAATGTTGAATCTTTCGTAATGCTTTCGTCGTCGATAGCGTCGGCTATGAGTTGTTTTCCACTATCGACATCTTGAAAAAGTTCATTTAATGCACCGACAATAGATTCTTTATTTTCAGTTTGAAGATTTTCTAATTCACCAATTCTCTCATCTTCGCCTTTAACATTTACATCATCAACAGTACCATCAACGTTCACTAGTTCTAGTTTATTATCCTCTAATGCTTTTAATTTATTTTTTAAGGAAACCCCATTATCGTCAACTACTGCTTTTTCATGAGTAACTGGTATAATATCCTTACCATTTTCTTTCAGAATTTTTATTTCTGCCATACCGTTAAATCACATCCTTTCATAATTTTAAAACGTTTAAAAGGAGAAGTTTGAACTCCTCCTTTGAATATATATTATTTACATGCTGCATTATGTGCAACAATGCCCTCTACTACATAGTTATCATTATCTTCAACGTCTAGATTATAAGTAGTATAATTTTCAACGTAAGGTCTAGACTCGATATTGATAATCTCTAAGTTTTCATCGTAACCTACTAAAACATCTCCAATTTTAAGTAACTCAACATTTCCAACTTCTTTAATAACATCATCAAAGTCTGGTCTAAGTGATTTCCATCCATCAACTGTTAATAATGGATGATATGCTCTCATTCCTATCTTAGTACCATTAGATAAATGTATAAATACTAAGTCATCAGAATTTTCTTTAACTATTAAAGATTTAACTGGCTTAGGCTCAAATTCTTTAGTAGCTTCATTTAAAGACATTACTATATCACCTTTGACAATATCTTCAATGTTTTTAGTAGTACCATTAGCTAATAATATTTGAGAACCTGCATCGAAACAACAACCAACTATACCTTCAACAATTCTAATTTTGAATTTAAAATGGTCATCATTTGAATCGCTCGAACCATCTTTTCTATACTTAACATAATAAGACCCTACTATAGCATCAGATAAATTTGCACTCTCTACTGACTCTGCTAAAAGGACAGACTGAACATTTGTACTTGCTAATCCTTTGAAAGATTTAAGGACATTTGAATCAGCTGTAGAGTTTAAAGTAAGAGTTTCATTCAATTTACCTATTAAACCGAAGTCGTAGTTATTCTCACCATTAGAGATACAATCTAAATAAACAGAATATAAGATAACATTTGATGTATTAGGTGGATAAGGTGGAATGTAAACAAATACTTGACCAACTGATGAAGAGCTCTTTATAGCTTTATTTGTACTACAATAATATCCATCAGAACCTAATGTAAAGCCATAAGATGCACCATGAACTGGCATATATTTAGTAAAACAAGTGTTGCCGAAAAGGTCAGTTAAAGGAGGTGCTATTTGTATTAACTCGGAAAGTTCCTCTACAGTACTAGCAGATGATACGTCATACATCATACTTAATTTATTCTTTAATGCTGTATAACCTGCATCGAAAGATAAATCTGGATGAGCAACAGGTGTATAAATAGTAGATGTTAACCCATTTCCAAGTTGACTGTAACCATTATATCCCCAAATATAATATTTTCCATCAGTTTTTAATCCAAATAAACCTTGTGAGGATGTATCACCAAATAATTCTGCAATATCAGATTGAACTTGTGTGAATTCTTTAACTTCACTAGAGTTTCCACTACCATAACTACCATAATAGTTATGACCACAAGCTAATAAAACACCGTCAGTTTGAAGTAGGAAAGAAGTATCATTAGAAAGGAATACAGTTTTTATTTTAGAAAAATCAATGGATTGAAGTTGCTGCATAGTATATGCAGATGAAGTCGAAGTATCATACTCGGGGAAACCTAGTTGTCCTTCATCATTTCTACCCCAACTCCATATAGTATTATCTGTTTTTCTTAGAAAACAATGGTCACTCCCTGCCCATACATCATCAACATCAGATGCTATTTGAATAAAAGTAGTATGTGGAGTCGAATCAGATGGCATATTAAGAAGTGAATATGCGTTATCACCACATCCCCATAATGTACCATCTTTTTTTAATACGAAAGATGCAAAACCTGTGAATTCTATTTTCTTTATATCAGATGCTATTAAATCTGTGTTTTGTACAAATCCAAATTGGTCAGTTTTAGTTCCTATACCTAATTGCCCATCAGTATTTCTACCTGTAACCCATACAGTATTATCTTTTTTAAGAACAAACATATGATAATATCCACAAAAAACTCTATCTATATTAGATATGTTTCCAAGTCTAGTAAATACATTAGGATTAGCAGACCCTTTTGGTAAACCTAACTGGCCATAAGTATTATGCCCACATCCCCATAATGTACCATCTTTTCTAACTATAACACTATATGCATATGCACATGCTACTTGATAGACATCTTTAAAATCAACTTTGCAAAATGTAGTTCTATCAGTAGTATCCCCTAATCCTAGTTGACCATAACCGTTATCACCACAAGACCAAACTTCATCACCAACAAGGAACAAAGTATGGTCACCTGTAACATAAGGTCTAAACATTTTAGAAGGTAAATCTTTGACTGAATTTGTAACCTCTTTCCAAGTATTGTCAGTAGATGCTGAAACACCTTTGGCAACTAATGCGTCTACTAACTCCTTCTTCGCATTATTGCCACATTGAAAAACCTCATTCATCGCTTCTACTATAGATTTTCCATTTGTTTGTAATTGAGAAGTATCACCGATTATATTAGATATATCGGATAATTTTTCACCAACAGTGTTTCCATCACTATCTAGTACTGCATTTTCATGAGTAACTAAATATATATCCTCGCCGTTCTTTTGCACTTTTTTTATTTTAGCCATATTAATAAATCACATCCTTTCAGAATTTAGAACGTTAAAAGGAGAAGTTTTGAACTCCTCCTTTGAATATAAGATTATTTATTAGAATCCCCTTGGTACTTGGGTAAATGTTTTTCTATTACTATAATCACCAAATCCTGATTGACCTTCGTCATTTAAACCACAACCCCATATACTACCATCATTCTTTATTATAAATACATGATAATAACCACAAGCTATTTGTTTTATATTGCTTATATTTGTAGTTACTTTGGTGAATGAAGTTCTTTGAGTAGTATCGCCTAGTCCTAATTGACCATAATCATTCACACCACAAGACCATACACTATCATCATTCTTTAATATAATTGTATAATATTCACCACAAGCGATTTGTTTAGCATTATTTATAACTTGAGTAAATGTAGTTCTATTAGTAGTAGTATCATTTAATCCTAATTGTCCATAATCATTTTGACCACAACTCCATAAACTACCATCGTTCTTTAATATTAATGTATGAAACTGACCATTAGCTACTTGTTTAACATCGTTATTTATATTAGTAGTTACTTGAGTGAATGTAGTTCTATTAGTAGTATCGCCTAATCCTAGTTGACCATAATTATTATAACCACTAGCCCATAAACTTCCGTCATTCTTTAGAATAAATGTATGATTATAACCACAAAATACTTGTTTAACGTCATTATTTATGTTTGTAGTTACTTGGGTAAATGAGGCTCTATTAGAAGTATCATTTAGTCCTAACTGCCCATAACTGTTATAACCACAAGACCATATACTTCCGTCCTTTTTTAATATAATTGCAGAATTATTACCACAAGCTATTTGTTTAACATCATTATTTATATTTGTAGTTACTTGAGCAAATGTAGTTTGATTAGGAATATTACCTAATCCTAATTGTCCACTAACATTATAACCACAAGACCATACACTATCATCATTCTTTAGGATGAATGTATGTTGATTACCACAAGCTATTTGTTTTACGTCATTGTTTATATTAGTTGTTACTTTGGTGAATGTAGTCCTATTACTAGTATCACCTACTCCTAATTGACCCCTATTATTATAACCTGTAGTCCATACACTTCCGTCATTTTTTAATACAACTGCATGATAACTACCACAAGCTATTTGTTTAATACCACCAATATCAATATTACTTTTTTTCAATAAATCTAATAGACTATCAAGACTTTCATCAGTAATAATATGGTTATTATCTTGCATTAGATTAATTAAAGTATCTTTAACATCAACTAAAACATCTTCAAGCTGGTCTCCTTTATCTATTAGAATTTCCAACAGTTCTTCAATAGACATTGAACCTCTAACTGGTAAACCTATAGCACTTTTTAAGAATTGATATACCTTTAATTTATCTTGATACTCTGGAGAAGTATCAAGTGGTAATGTAATGGTGAATGTCTTATATCGTTCAGTGTTTGGATCTAACCCTAGTTGTCCATAATAATTATAACCTGCTGCATATATCGTACCATCGTTCATAATAATAAAAGTGGTACGATAACCTACTATTACCTCTCTAATATTAGTACCTATATCCTGAGCAATTTGAATGAAAGTAGTCTTATAATCAGTATCGCTTATACCAAATTGCCCATAATCATTATAACCACAAGCCCATAAAGTTCCGTCATTTCTTTGTATTACTGTCGTATAACAATGACAAGATATTTGTTTAACATTATTTACTGCTTGAGTGAATGTAGTTCTATTAGAAGTATCACCTAGCCCTAAACTTCCATATGCATTTCTACCACTACTCCATACACTGCCATCATTTTTTAATATAACAGTATGTCTATCTCCACAAACTACTTGTTTCACGTCGTTATTTATATTAGTAGTTACTTTAGTGAATGTAGTTCTATTAGTAGCATCATTTAACCCTAATTGTCCAACATTATTAAGACCACAACCCCATAAACTTCCATCAGTCTTCACTATAAATGCATGACCACCCCCAAAAGTTGCTTGTTTCACGTCGTTATTTATATTAGTAGTTACTTTAGTGAATGTATTTCTATTAGTAGTATCCCCTAATCCTAAATATCCATAACTGTTACCCCCAGTTGCCCATAAACTTCCGTCATTTTTTATAAGGAATGTATAAGTTGACCCACAAACAACTTCCTTAACATTAGAGTCCATACCTTCAACTTTAGTGAAAGTATTCCTATTTGTATTATCACCTAATCCTAATTGACCATGTGAATTCCAACCACTAGCCCATAATGTACCATCAGTTTTTAAAATGAATGTATGACTGGAAAAACAAAATACTCGTTCAACATCGTTGTTTATGTTTTCAGTAACTTGAGTAAATGTGTATTTAGTAGAAGTAGTACCTAGCCCTAACTGACCATAACTGTTATATCCACATGCCCATAAACTTCCGTCATTTTTTATAAGGAATGTATGTTGGTCACCACTAAAAATTTGTTTAACTTCATTAGGGTCAAAGTCACATTCTTCAAGTAAATTAACTAACTCATTAATAGACATAGTTTCATTAGCTTCAACGTATCCCTTATCTATCATCTCATAATAAAGAGCCAATCTTCCATCAGTAGGGGAACCTGAGCCTGCTGACTGTTTTATATTTGTTATTGCCTCACTCATAGCACTAAATGTAGAATTTTTAGTAATATTCTCATCGTCGATAGCGTCGGCTATGAGTTGTTTTCCACTATCGACATCTTGAAAAAGCTCGTTTAATGCACCGACTAAATTCGATTTATCTTTAGTTTGTAAAGAACTTAAATCACCTACATCAGTTTGTAAAGAAGTTACATCATCTATAACATCAGAATAATCTATTTGTTCTATTTGGATATCATCACCGTTAGTATAAGACTCAGTAGTGACAGATTCCATAGATAATTCATTTATAGCATCAACTACATTTTTAGATGTAGTCATTAAAGATGAATCTTCTCTTTGTACATATTTAGATGAGATACTTTGACCATTATTATCAAGTACGGCATCTTCATGCGTAATTGGTATAATAGTTTCACCATTTTCTTGTATAAACTTTGGCTTTGCCATTTAATTATCACCTCTTTTTAAGAATAAAGGGAGAAATTTCTCCTCCCTTTTGATATATTATTTAATACTATCCAATCGTACCATTATTTGCAATGAAACCTGTATAATAAACCTGCTCTATTGAAGATAAATCTGAACGTAATATAGGAATTAAATTGGAAGGTACATTATCAAATTGATAGCAATACTTATAATACCCTCGAATCATGTAACAACATTTCTTGGAGTTACAATCATATATTACAGTCATATTACATCCGTCGGCATCGACTGTATGAGCATAAAAATCAAATATAATATAATCAAATTTACCTGGTATAGAATTTAAATCAATAGTATTGTAATCAACAGAACGATATTGAGTGGTTTCTTGACTAAGTGAAGTTAGACCACGAGAATTTGAAACTGTTCCTGCTTTGTAAAAAATAGTTAGAGTCCCATTACTAAAGTTATCTGTTGATTTCATTATTGGTATTGAATCCCAACTTGAACCCTCATAAACACTTGTTCCTCCATTACCATTAAAATTTCCTACAAAGAATGTATATTTCCCTGCAAATCTTTCTGGTGGATATAATATATTGGTATAATATTGAGTAAATCCTATATCGTCATCAATTGCTTTAACATCGGCTAAAATAAGAGTTATATTATCCCAATCAAAAGATTCTATTGAGTAGTAATAGTAATCACCATTTAGAACTAAATCAGATGAATTTACGGTTATCGTCGCATAACTTGTTATAGGAGTACCTCCTGAACCACCTTGGATTTCACTAATTTTACCTATTAAACTTTCGAAACTTTCGTCAGTAGATGCTGTAACATCTTTGGCAATTAATGCGTCTACTAACAATTGTTTCACATTATTGCCACGTTGAAAAACCTCATTAATCGCACCTACTATAGTCTTATCAGTAGTTGCTAAATTATTATCAGTTTTAGATACGAAATTATTATCAGTTTTAGATACAAAATTATCATCAACATAAGACTTTTCTATTTTATCTTTTATTGCTGTACTAACATAGTTAGTTACATAAGTTCTATCGACTTTGTTAGTTTCTAATGCAGATATTCTAGATAATGCATCTAAGTTAAGCTCTAAATCTGCACTATTATCTAAATCGATAGCTTTTAATGCTCCATTTAAAGCTCCTACTATAGTCTTATCATCAGACACCATTCCAATAACTCTAACATCTTCAATAACACTACCATAACGGCGTGCTACTGCGAAATGTTTGGATGTAGATGTTAATGATGAAGAATTATAATTGAAATTCGCATCAGTAACATTTACTAATTTTAAAGCGAAACTCTTATTGGCTTTAAACTCTAAAAAGCATATTTGATTGCCCGTAAATGTTGCAGATAGATTTGGAACTTGTTTATTTGAACCATTTACAAGAACTACTGCATTTGACAATGTTACAGTATTGCCATTAAAAGATATTTCCCCAACATCAAGGAAACCTTCACCAATACTATCTAACATGCTATTTATATTATTTGCCATCTTGGAGTTCAAGTTGACTAGACCTTGTAATACATCATTTAAGTTTGCCATTTAATCGACTCCTTTCAATTTTATTTACTTACTTAATATATACTAACTATTATCTGGCAATGATGCTCCAATTTCATTAATATCTTGCATTAAATCATTGTAGTCTACTTGTAAAAACGAATTTACTTCATTTATTGAACCAATAACTGTTTTATTAGAAGTGTTTAGAGAATTATAATTTCCTGTTTTTAGATTTTTAGCATCTAACTCGTTAACATAAGAGATAGTCGCTAAAATATCTTTCAACTTTTCAACAAAATGTTTGAATGTATTTAGATTTTCAAATCCAACCACTATATCACCCCTCTTAACTGATTTATATAAAAAAGAGGTGGGAGAACAACTCCCACCTCCCTAAATTATACTATTCTCCGAATACTTCTCCAACTATAGAGTCAACTTCTGCTTCAGTTATTGCTACTATGTCTGCTACATTTGCTTTTAATGCTAATGCTGCTTCAACTTCAGTTTTAACTGCTTTTAATGGTAATGCTGCTTCTATAACATCTAATCTACCATCTTGAGCAACGTCTTTAGCTTCTATTGCATCTAATCTTCCATCTTGCTCAACATCTTTAGCTTCACAAGCATCTATTAATCCTCTAACTTCTGCATCATCGTAGTTATGAAGAGTAGCTAATCTAGTTATTTCAGTATCTAGTATTAAAGATTTTCCTTCAACTTTATCTACTTTTTTATCTAAATTAGCATTTATATCTTGAACATGTTGGTCATGTTTTCCTTCTAGACCACTTATTAAACCTCTAACTTCAGTATCATTGTAGTTATCAACATTTTTTAATCTAGCTATTTCTGTGTCATCTATTAAAGATTTTCCTTCAACTTTATCAACTTTTTTAGCTAATTCTCCTGAAACTTCTGCAACATATGCATCATAAACATCTTGATGGTCACCTATTGCTTTAGCTAATTCATTTAATGTATTCATAGCATCTGGAGCTGAATCAACTAATTTAGCTATTTCTTCATCTGCATATTTTTTAGCATCTGCTAAAGCTTGAGCGTCACCTGCTGCGAAATCTTTTTTAACTTGTTCTACTACACCTTCTAAAGCATCTATTTCGCCTTGAGCAACGTCAACTTTTCCTTCTATTCTTTCTAATTCTCCTGCAACTTCTTCGTCTTTAGCTTCTAAAGCTCCAACTCTACCTTCAACTGCGTCAACTTCTTGTTGAGCTTGGTCTGCTTTAGCTTCAACTGCATTTATTTTAGCGAATAATCCACTAGCATTTTCGCCATCTTCTCCAACTTTACCTTCTAAAGCTTGTATTTTGCCATCTTGTTCTCCATCTTTAGCATTTATTTGTACTATAGCTTCATCTATACCGTCTATTTCGCCTTCTATAGCTTCTATTTGTCCTGCTATTTCAACGTCTTTATCTTCTAATGCTTTAACTCTATTAGTTAATGCAACAACATTTAATACTATAGTATCTAATGCACCTTTAACGTCTTTAACTTCAGACATGTTAGCATTAGTGTAAAGTAATAATTCAACGTCTTCAACACCTATTTTTGCTGCAAACTCGTCAAGCATTTCTTGAGTTATACCATCAAGTACACCTTTGTTATCATGTACGTGAGTAGTTTCTGCATCTCCTAATATTTCTGCAACTTTTGCTTCGAAATCTTCGATATTATCTGCTTTGATATCAACGTTTTGAGTACCATCAAAGTCTATACCGTTGATTTTAACTGCTACTTGTAATTTACTAGCTGATACTGCATTAGCGTCTATTCCTAAGAATCTAGCATCAGCTCCCTCTAAGAATTTAACCAATGCACGTTTTAATGCTGCTGCATCAATGTATTGTATATTTGCCATTATTTAAACATCACCTTTCTATATTAGTTTTCTATATGATTTAGAATTATAAAAATAAATCGTCAACGAAAGAGTCGACTTCATTGTTTGATATAATATTATGGTCGTGATTATTTATACGTTCCTCAACGTATTCTTGAGTTGCATATATAGATAAATCAAATTTATCCATTTTAGCATTTAACTCATCTTTAGTTGCTAGGCCACTTAAGTCTACTTCGCCACCTTGGTCTAATTGAGCCTCGGCGATTTTATTTTGAACAAATGCCTCAGTTGCAAAACTTAAGTCATTTTCAAGGTTACTAACTTTTGAAGGAATTTCTGGCTTGTTAGTTAAAGAAGTATAGCTTCCATCAAAGTCGGACTTACTATCCCATTCAGATAATTTTTCAAGGGTAATTGAGTTTAATACCTCATAATTAGAATGAGAATGTAACTCCTCTTTAGTAGCCAAATGAGATAAGTCTTGATGCTCAGTTAAGTAACCCTTTGAATTTAGAACTTCCTCAGTTATGAAACTCAAATCATTTGATAATTCACTAACTTTGTTTGGTATAGAAGGTGCACCAATTAAACTGCTATAATTACCATCAAAATCAGATTTATTATCCCAAGATTCAATTCTTTCAGATGTAATAGAATTTAAATCTACTAAGTTATCATGCTCGTGCTCGAAGGACTTATCTGCAAAGTTTTGTTGTACATAGCTTAAATCTACTTTGCTATTTAATTCATTTCTAAGGTCAGTATCATCATAATTTTCTAGAGTCGCTAAACGTTCGATTTCAGTATCATCTAGTAGAGATTTTCCTTCTTCCTTAACTAGATAGTTTAAATCGTTTTCTAAATCACTGACTTTTGTAGGAATATCAGATAAGTTCGCTTTTTCATCTAGCTCGTCTTTAGTTGCTAAGTTGCTTAAATCTATATCGCCACCACTAAATTGAGCTTCGGCAATCATAAGTTGTACATCAGATTCAGAAGGCATAAACTCCCATTCAGAACCGTTATATCTATACTCTTTGCCTTCGTCAATAACGAAAACTCGCATACCTTCGTATGCTCGGTTATTAGTTACGTGGGCATCCCTTTCTGCAATAGTTTTAACCTTTATACGAGAATCCAAAGGTGCTTTAGCTCCAAGGTCAAAACCTGATGCCAATGGTATACCCTTACCGAAGTAATTATTGCTCATTTACAAACCTCCTTTGCTAAATACTAGAGTGTTCTAATTGAACACTCTCTATGAATATAACAATTCTAATATTTGAAAGTAATTTTGAAATTAGAGTTTGTAAATGCACCATTTACATAAACATAGTACGGTTGAAGAGAACCATCTAATCCTTCTATATTTAATTCTATACATTCAAATGAACTTATAATTTCAAAACTGTTTGGGTCTAAAATAGACTTTAAAGTTCCATATGATTTAGGATAAGCGAAAACTGCTCTTTGATATTCTGGGCTAAATGAATAAGTTTTAGTTCCTTTTGCCACAACTTGTTTTGTTAAGCTTGGAATAATATCTTCATTAACCTCAACATCCTCATCGATAACTCCATAATAGTATGGATATAAGAAACTCAATGCCATAGATAAAGTATTTGCTTTTGTTACAGTGTTACTTGCATCAGTAACTTCAACATGGAAGAATGAACTTGAGATAGATTTAGTTACTTCATAAGGCTCTTCGAATTCGTAAGTAAATGTACCTCCGTTTTCGATGTTATCCCTAACAACATGAACAAGCTCACCATCTACATAAAATCCAACTTTAGTTATAGACTCAGATTTCTTAGTTATTGTTACAGATATACTAGATACATTAACTACATCGCCATATTCGAAAGTTGAACCTGTTGGACTATAAGTAATAGATGCTTTAACTATAGGTGCAACATATGGATATAATAATTTTGCTAGAATATCTTGTATACTCATATTGTTTAAATCTGTTCCTGCTGGAATACCTCCAAAATCAGATATTGTAAGCATATCAGTTTGGAATAATTTATCGGCTTTTTCTTCAAGGTCAGCTCTTATTTCAGAATCATCGAAAGTAAGCCCTGCTAAATCCTCCTCAGTAAAATAATCTATACCTTTTACTGGAGTATACCCATCTTCACCTTTTTCACCTGGTGCTCCTGGCTCACCTTGCTCTCCTTTTTCACCTGGTGCTCCTGGCTCACCTTGTTCTCCTTTTTCACCTCGCTCTCCTTTATCTCCTTTGTCACCTTTTTCACCTTTTTCGCCTTGTTCTCCTTTTATATTAATAGTGTCTGGATTTTCAAGATTTTTATCATTAGACCAAGATAAGTTTCCATCTTCATCTATAGAAGGAATAAAAGTAGCCCCGTCTTCACCATCTTCCCCTGGTTTTCCTGAACTACCTGAACCCCCACCTGTGAACTCAAGCTCTTCAATTTGCTCTTTTAAGACTTCAATTTCTTGACGTGCTTCTTCGTCTTTTAAGAATTTACCGTTAATTTTTTTAATATAAGCCATTAATTAAGACCTCCTATCTCTAGACTTTCGTCGTCTGGATTATATATTAACTCGCTAAATTCAGAAATCATTAATTCTTCGCTTTCAGAATCATAAGAGCGATTTATATAATCATCTAACCTCTTATAAACTTCATTTATAGCACCGACTATCGATTTATCGTCAGTTGCTAACTTAGTATCTCGCTTCGTTTGATAAGCACTTAAATCAACTTGAGCAGAACCAATGGCATCTATAAGTTCTTGAGTAATTTGGTCTAATACATGTTTATTAGAATGTGTATGAGAACTTCCACTTGAGCCTGTTCCTGGCTTTAGATTGTTTACTTTATCATTAAGCATAGATAAACGTTCGTCGAATAAGTCTTGGCGTGTATTAAGTAAATCTAATTGAGAATCAAACAACTCTAAACGTTCTTTAGACGAAGTTTCTATCGCTTCTATCTTTTTAAGAAGTTCTTCTAGTTTACCTAAAGCAATACTATCATTAACATTATCATCTGGGTCATCTATATAACCATCGTCATCTACTTGATATTTTATCATATCCGTCATTATAGATTCACCTTCAACGATTATCATCGCTCTAGCTCTATAGATACCAACTTGGTCTCTCATACAACGTTTTAAATCGGCATATATTAAGCCATTATTTACCTCAATAAATTGAGCCTCAACCGATTTGTCGGGTTTGATTGCTACTAAAGTGACCATAGCTCTATTTAGATTTTCAATAACTTCACCATTTTTAGTAAGTTTTATATAAAAATCCGAAGTATCTTTATCGCCTTGGTTGAATCGCATTTTAGGATTGAATAAACCTACAACCAAATCAAGTTCAAGCATATATTTTTTATCCATAAATCTACTCCTTTCTTTAGAAATTGACCATAAAAAAGTTGGTCACTTGTGATATACAAAATGACCAACCTTCTTAAAATTACAATAATTCAAAGTATTTCATATTAAAATGGTTGAAAGGAAAATCCTCTAATAGAACAAAGTTATTTTGTATAAGAACTGCATTGTAAACCTTACCTTCCTCAAGTAATACTGATACTGCCTCTATACATCTAACTTTCATTTTCACTCCTCCTCTTCAAATATTCTTAATACTCCCTTAAATTATAAGTTTCTGTAAAAATAGTGTCATACAAAGCTTCGCAGTATTTAGATTCTAGATAATTATAATTTGCTTCGTAAACACCTATATATTCTTCATCTAAATAATATTTTATTACAGAAGTTAATCTTCTGAACATCATGCCAACTATTCTTTGAGTTTTAATATCTAATTCATCCTCAGTCATAGAAGTAAGTTGCCATTCTAAAGATAATTCGTTTAATAATCTAGGCATCGCTTCCCTTACATTTTGAAATGCTAAACATAAAGAGTCGTCAAAATCAAGTGAATGCATTAAATTTTTATCTAATTTCATAACATCTTCTCTTTTTATAGCCATAGGAATTACCTCCTTAATATTATTTGTAATTATAAGAACGAATTTATTCTTTAAGCTGAACTCGAATCATCTTCAAACAATAATCTAAAATGGCCTCTAAAGGAATATATCCACAATAAAAATCATCTGGGTCTAGGGGAATATCCCAGTAATTATACATTGTATGACTTCGCTTGATTAAAAACTCTCTTATTGCATAATAGTCGCTCGTACTTATAAAGCGAAGTATTCTCGCTATATATTTGAAATCATCATTGTAGATTAACCAAGAATCTTTGAGCTCCCTAAAGGCATCTTTTGCTATATTCCTGAACGAACTTTTAAAAGGAAGTGAAGGATTATTATAACAATGTTCATCACGTATCGCGTCCATGCGTGCGTCTATCTTTAAGTATAATTGTACAGACTTAATCCTATCGTTTGCTTGTATAGCCCTACCAAGTTCTTGAACTAATTCAGTAGGAATTTCATCTATTAAAAAGGCATTATATCTAAAATATTTAGTTAAATAATCAAATAACTTTTTACTGGCGTCATACATCGAATCCATATTAAAAAGCATAATTATCACCTATCCTAAAGGTTCATTATCTTCGTGAGAATACGAAGAATCAGCTGGGTAAGCAGAATAAGAAGTCATTTCATTAGTAAGTTGTTGTCGGCCATACTCTTCATAATTAAAATATTCAGATATTCCAATTTCGTCTAATTTATCAGTTAATCCATCCAAAGATGCTAATCTACGTCCTGCATTTTCAAACATAATAGAATCGTGTTCATAAGAAGTTTCATCAGATAATCCCATATCGCTATCCCACATTCCATCAGTAGTTGGGTCAACAAGTACTCCACCTAGTGCCAATAAGGTAAGTACAGAATTTATAATTGCCTCAAGATTTTCTGGTATAGGGAATAAATTTAATTGAGTAATCAATAGTAATATCGTAGATACTAAAGACATTAAGAATACTTTATTGCTCAATCTTTTACTCCAATTTATTTTCCTTCTTTTCTTAGCTTTCTTTTTCATATTAATCATCTCCTATAATTTGAATGACTTGATATAAAAATAAAGAGTAGAACCTAGGTTCTACTCTTAAATAAATTCAATATACTGAAGAGAAATAAATCCTGGGTTGGCACCTGTAATGTAAATAGAACCCCAACCATCCAAAACATAGCTGACTGTTACTATAGTTCCTTTTGGAAGTGATTTTAAGATAGTATTATATTCTTTCGAACCTGGTCTACCTTTTCTAACATTTAAAGAGGATGCTGTGACCTTACCCTTTTTATTTAAAGCACCATTTGGAACAGATTTTGACGTGTTTTGTTTAGTTGTGGTTACATTAGGAACGGATGTGCCACTGCAAGATTGTATAAACCAATTCCAAGTATATCCGAATTTTCCACTGATTAGCCATGTAGGACAATCTTTACCTGACCAATCTTTGTGTCTTTTAACTTTACTTGTAGTAAATCCATGATAACTCATTAAAATTTTTACAAGTGCTATTGCATTTAGATAACATTGTTTCTGACGTTCGGCATCGTTAAACATACATATTTCGATACCTATAGAAGAATTATTTCCTGCTGCTGTACCTGCATGCCATGCCTTCATATTAGTAGGGACTGCTTGGTAAATAAATTTATCGTCAACAGTAAAATGCCAACTTGCTGTACGGCCACCATTCTTGTTAAGATTAGCCATATATTTATGGTTGTTACTAGCTGGAGCTCCTATATTACCAGTGTTATGGATAGTTATACTAGTCGGTTTAATAGAAGTATTAGGAATGACTTTGCCTTTTGGAAGTATATCAACTATAACTTGAGCTGAACCTATTCTAGCCTCAGTTAATTTGTAGTTCATCATTGTACTATCACCTCTTTGAAAATTATTTTAAAAACGTTAATAAAAGACTTATAATTCCTGAGAATACTGCAAGTCCCATAGATATAAATACTGAAGTTTGTTGCTTTTTAGCATCCACCATGTTATTTCTAGTAAATTGTTCCATGGTATTGGCTCTATTCTCTAAAGCCTTAATTATTCTATCATGTTCTTTGCATTGAGCCTCTAATGCATCGACTCTACTTGATATTTTCTGTTCGTCTATGTTATCTAATTTAGCTTTTACATACGACATATCCCTTATCAGCTGAAGTAAAAGCTCTTGAGTTTTTTCTTCATTCATAAAATAACAACCTCCTCAGTATAATATATACCAAGTGAGGTTGATGGCTAGATTTCGCCTATTTGTATAAACTTCTAAAAGCAAACATGTAATTATTTAAGATTATTTTTTCTTCATCGGATAAGGCTTCGTATGCATCTATATTTTTAACATATATTTCCCACTCAAGCTCATCAAATGCCCACTTACCAACACCATGCTTATCTACTAACTGTAAATATCGTCCTCTAACTTTTTGCTCTATGGGATGTAGGAATGAACTTAAATTACTTTCATTATCAGTAGGTAATACCATAGATTTACTCCTCCTTATTATCTCTTTCTTTTATATCTTCTTTTAACTTTTTTATTTCCTCGTTGAAAGTTTTCACACCTTCTTTAACTGCTTCACATAATGCATTTCCTAATTCTTTTAACATACCAAAGATTTCATTAAATACCTCTTTCATGTTATTCACCTCCTTTAATAGAGATATGACCTGCTTTATCCATATTTGCTTCATACGTTATTCTCTTAATAAATTCTTCATAACATTTCTTAGAACAAAATTGATATAATAAAGTATTAATCATTATTATGTTAATAGGAACGGATTCTTCGTTTGGATTGAACTGAATATTTTCTTTGCAACAATCACATTTCATATTTAACCTCCTATTAATTGTATTAACTCTTCATACTCCTCTTTAGTTAATTGACCATTAGCAAAGAGAATTGCAATAGTTTCTTTGAAATCCTCTTTGTTTTGATAATTTTCCCTTTCAATACATCTTAATAGTACAGAATAAATCATCTTACCCCTCCTTATAGAGTTAGTTGTATTAATGCTATTTGTAGTGCCTGCTCTACTATTATTCTATCATAGTTATCTCTTATTTTATTAATATCTTCTTGTAGTAAATCATATACATCATATCCATCTAGAGTTAGTTTATCAACTTCTTCATAATTACTTATTTTACCGTTTTTTCCTAAATACACTTTATCAGTATAAGTATCAGTTCCTTTTACCCTTATTAGGTAACGGTTTGAGGATGGTGTTAGCACCCTCAAACCTCCTTGTTCAGTTATTATCATATTATCGACCATCCTTTATTAATAGCAACTAATAACTCTTCATCAGTAAGTTTATTTCGTAATGTTTGACCTAAAGTTAATATTACTTCAGTATTCACTGAAGGTAACTTGTTAATCCAACGAAGTATGTTTTCTTTAGATAATAAAATTGAAGTAGATAATCCATGAGATACCATTAAGTTAGATGGTGGCTCAATATTTGTAAGACTTTCGCATCCATAAAGCATATCTTGAGCAAGTTCAGTATCGTCTAAATCCCAAGTTGATAAATCTAAAGACTCTAATTTCTTGCAATTATAGAAACAATATGCTGTAGATGCTACTCTATTTATATTCCAATTATAAATATTAAGATTAGTTAAGTTTGTACATGCATAGAATGTATATGCTATAGTTTCAACATTAGTCACGTCCCAAGTTGATAAATCAAGATTTACTAAAGATGAACAACTAGAGAATGTATAGTATAATGTATTAACATTTCCTATATCCCATTTTCTTAAGTCAATACTTGTCAATGCAGAACAACCTGCAAATGTATAATATAGACTTATAACTTGTCGAGTATCCCATTCGGAAACATCTAAGTCGATTAGATTAATACAGTTATAGAATGCTCCTTGTAGAGTAGTAACTTTGCTTGTATTCCAAGATGCTATATTTAAACTTAATAAAGATTTGCAATCATAGAATGTGTAGTTTATACTTTCAACATTTTCAATATTCCAATTATTTAAATCTAAAGTAGTTAATGCAGAACAACCTGCGAATGTATAATGTAATTCTTTAACATTATTGACTTTCCACTCGTTCACATTTAATTCAGTTAAAGATTCGCAATTATAGAACGTATAAAGTAAATCTTCAACTTGACTTACGTTCCACTCGGAAACATCTAAATTTTCCAAAGCATTACAGTTTTGGAAAGTAGAACGAAGTGTCGTCACATTTCCTGTATTCCAATTTCCTATATTTAAAGTAACTAAATTACTACAACCATAGAATGTTGAACGTAAACTATTAACATTGTCAACCACCCATCTTGATAAATCTAACTCGGTTAAGCCAAGGCATCTATAGAATGTATAATACAAGCTCTTAACATTAACTAAATTCCAATCTTCTATTGGAATATTTCTTAATGAGATACAGTTATAGAATAATCCTTGTAAAGTTTCGACATTAGTTATATCCCAAGTAGATAAATCAAGAGATGTAAGAGATGAACATCCTGCGAATGTATAGAATAGACTTGTAATATTATCCAACTTCCAGTCAGATACATTCAATTCAACTAAAGACTCACAGTTTTGGAAACATGCTCTAATATCTTCAACAAGTCTAGTATCCCACTTACTTAAATCAAGTCTCTTTAAGGACTTACAATTGTAGAACGTATAATACATACTCTTAACTTTGCTCACATCCCAGTGACCTATATCTAAAGATGTTAATGATACACATCCATAGAATGTATTTCGCATAGTATTAACATTTTTAATATTCCATCCTGTTAAATCAAGTTTTTCTAGAGCTGAACATGAATGGAATGTATAATATAAGCTAGTAACATTATCAACTTTCCACATACTTAAATCTAACTCTGTTAGAGTAGAGCATTGATAAAATGCATAAGCTAAAGAAGTCACGTGGGAAGTATCACAATCTAGATATTTTAAGGCTGAGCAACCCATGAATGCATACGATAGATTTGGATTAACTTTAGCTAATGAACGAACCTCTGTTAAGCATTCTTTCATAGATGCAGAAGGTTCATAATTGTTACCTAGTAAGAAGTTACCTGAGATTATATATTTTCCTCTTTTGCTATAAGTATGAGTATAACTATCAGTAAGAATTTCTTCAGTACCGTCACCCCAACTAATTATTCTATCCCCAACTATATGGAACTCTGGGTAATCAGTTAAAGTAAATTCGTAGTTATTATAAGGTATTTCGATGGCTATTTCACTTATATATTTAGTAACATATCCTTGGCCACCCCAAGATAATGGAACTATTTTATCATTGCCTGTATCTTTATAAGTATCAATATGAGATATTTTAGAATCGAATGTTTTATCCCAGTTGTCCTTGTACTTTTTCATAGACTTACAATTCTTAAACATACTATCTACATTTATTACATTAGAAGGAATTTCAATATCTTGTGTAACCGAAGTATTCTCAAACATACTTGTTAAAACCATAGGTCTATCGATAGGAATATTAACGTCAGATGGCTCTAAATCAGATACTGAGTTCTTAAACAAGTTGCTCCAATTAGATACATTCGGATATTTTGCTAACTCTTTATTAACGTCAATAATACTTTTAGAGAATTTAGCTCCTTCAAATAATCCTGTAATAGAATGTATAAAAGTATTAACATTCGGTGGTGTAGTTATTTTTAACTTGCTAAAATCAAGTCCTTTATATAAGTATTCAACGTCACCTTCGTAGTTAGTTAAATCCATACTACCTTCTGGAATGAAATATGGTACTTTTATTCCGTCCCTGTTAGTGTTTAAATTCGGATGTTGGTCAATAGGAGATATATGGAAGTTTATACCTCGTTCTATAGTAGAGTTAGACATATCTAAATAAGTTAGGTTTATATCTAATAAGTCCATACCAACGAAACCATCGGAAGTATGATTGGCACTAGATGACCAAATCGACTTAATATCATTTTTACCTGTACCAAACTTATCAGTAAATCTTAGTTCTTTTAAACTTGTAGGAATAATTAACGTATCTAGTCCTATTATATCAGTATTACATTCTATTTTTTCTAACGAATACATTCCACCTATATCAACTCGGCCATTAGGTAAAAAGGCTATCTTATAATCGTCGGAACTTACTTTAAATGATAAATCTTTTACTCGTGGACAGTTAGATATCAAGATATTTTGAAGAGTAGGTTCGTCAGTAGAAGGTAACATATCTTCGAAGTCTAGTTCTTCAAGACTTAATAAAGAACTTAACTCAACAGATTTTAATTTGCTAAATCCTTTAAATGACATAGTTTTTAATTTATCTAAAGAGTTTTCGATTAATAATGTTTGTAGGTACTTAAAGGACTCGAATACTATTTCTTCACCTTCAGTATAAGGATATTGTAGATACTCTATATTATTACAGTTAGTTATTTCTACCTGTGCGAGTGCCTTAGGTGCGTGTGCGTCACGTGGCACACCTGCAATTCTTAAGTGCTTTTGGTTAGTTAATTGTATAACCTGTATAGTACTTGGATAGTATATTTCTTCTAAGTTACCACCTGCTTGCATAGTATAAATAGCTGTTAATTGAGTATTTCTACAATCGCATTTTCTAAGGTATTTACAGTTTTGGATGTTAAGTATAGGCTGAGCTCCTATTCCTGTACCTAAAGCTGTACAATCACTTAAGTCTATACTTTGTAGCTTTGTACACTCGGATAAGTCAGTATTTATTAGATTAGGAGAATGACATTCGATTTCAGTAAGTCGGCTTGCATTAGCTATAAGCATCGAAGTCGGTTGTAAGTTAGATACATCGCCTAAAGATTTCAAGTAGTATCCTGCATATACGATTATCTCTTGGTCAGTCGCTGTAGGCATATTATATTCGAACCTTACAGTTTCGCCTCTACCAACTCTCTTCGTTTGTAGACCTGTATTATTTACCTCGTCCCTCCACTTCACTGAGACATACATCGGAATGTAAGTTTGGATATCTAAATAAACATATCCTAATTTGCTTGAACGTAGAGTAATGTAGTCAGATGATGAAACTTGGTATTTTAAAAGGGTATCACAATACATTATTCTTTCACGTATCCATTTTCTTATGTGCTTTTCGCCACTACCATGTAATGCATAAAGATAAGAAGAACCAAAGTTCAAATATTTAGATTGCATATCTTTATTATAATAAGTAGCTGGTATTTGAGATATTTGTTCTCCATATAGATACTTCATTATATTATCTACAGTAAATCTATCTTGTCTCATTAAAGCATATTGCTCTTGTAATTCTGCTTGGAATAGAAAAACAACTCTTTGCCATAATCTTGAACCCGTAGTATTGAACACATTTTGGTCGCCCATTTCGATATCGGCGTCGAACTTTAGGAAACCTGTATTATCTAGACCTATAGATGTATCGGCGTCGTATACTTGTGGCATCCAAGTTAGTCCTCTATCGAAACTTGTTAATTTCATATTCTTACCTAATGAATCGACTAGTCCAAATACTAGAACTGTTAAATAGTATCTTAATACATATTCTAAATTAAAATAGTTACCAAAATTATCTTTAAAATCTTCGTCAGAACTATTATCAACCCATTGGATTAATCTTATAAGTTCGGACATATTATCGTTTCCTGCTGCTCGTGTAGGGGGATATAAGCACTCGAAGTCGGACTTGTAATAATCTAATTCAGTTTTCCCACTTCCCTCAGACCAAGAGAAAAATGCACCTGCTGTAGTATCGGAGTTGGCCGAAACTTCGTAAACTAAAGTCGAGTTTTCGTCAACATAACCGAAAGACTTCGTTGAATAACGGTCTAAGTTGAAGTTGTATATACCCTGTAATTCGTCATTAATGTATAGTATACAAGGGAAACCGTTTACTGCATTTCTTATATTAGGGTCTTTTACTTGCATTGGATTCTTCGTATCGTAAACACAATCGTTTACGAACTTAGCTATACCAACGTTTCTTGAGTGAGTAGATTCCATATAGTCGCATTTGAAACAATAAACATCTTCTAGTATACCATTAGGATATGGAGTGTATTCGAATGTGTTAAGACTTTCGTCTTTTAGTCTAGCTGTAAAGTTCTTTAATACATATTGTAATGAAGATGTACCTTGCCAATTGACTTGACAGAATGGAAGGTCAAATGACATACCATATTTATCTTCGTTAGGGGAAGTATATTTTATCCTCATAGATACTGGAGTTTCTAGAGTCATATTCGTCATATCTCCATACATTCTTATCGTAGGTAAGGAAGTATTATGGAAGTTAAAGTTGTATAATTCTTCTTGTTTAGCTAAATCCGAAACTTGAGATATATAGTTTTTAACTATTTCATCATCAGATAATACTCTATTATATACTCTTACATCTTTTATTTTACAAGCACCAAAATTGCTTAATCCTTTTTTACTATTTAAGTATATCTTTTGAGAATGAGTAAAATCTTCCCTAACTGCATTAGTTCCTGAACCCGTATCAGATAAGCTGAAAGCTCTTGAACAAATACCGTCTATATAGATTTTACCAAATTTATTAGCTCTATCTATAACGAAAGTCAGAGTCGTTTCTTCGTCTTTATCTAAAGTAATTTCACCTGTATTAGCTAAAGATTTCATCTTAGAATTTTCAAGGTCTATAAAGATACCTTTGTATGGGTCATCAACATCAGTATAGTCAAATATTCTTGCATCACTAAGTCCTATATCAAGGCCTGTAAATTGTACTTCTATTGTAGAACCGTATAAGGCATTATTTTCCCAAGGTTTTAAATCAATTTCTACATAAGCATTTCCATCGCAAACTAATTCGTCATCAATCCATCCGTTAGTATAGAAGTTAAAATTGTGTAAAGTAGTTATAACATTATTTCCACTATTATCTATAGGTAATTCTCTATCACTATCTTGGTTCGTTCTTCCTTTAGCAGATAATCTATAAAGTAGTCCTCCTGTTTCAACTTTTAGAGGAATATAATCAGATACTTCAATGACTACTGAAAAATCTAATACTTGAGTTTCGTCATTCGCACCACTAACTTCAATCGTTAAATCGTGAGTACCGACTTCTAAATTGTTTATTGTCCAATAGTAAGTTCCTGGAGTACACTCGACTGTTTTAGATAAAGTTCCATCAATAAACATATTAACAGTAAAAACTTCAGATGAGTTTTTAGATATACGATACTGTACTGGAACTGGTATACCATATTTGAAAGCTGTTCCGTTTATGAACGTAGATGAGATATATAAGGAATTAGAACTTACAACTATGATATTATAGTTTGTGACCGAAGTTGAGTAAGGTCCACTCGTGAAATAGAAGGATATTTTATGAATACCCACTCCAAGATTTTCGAATATATACTCATTAAATCCTTGGTTGCATACTACTTCATAAGTATCATAATCCACTGTTAAGTGCATTAGTATAGGTTCGTCACTTGCACTAGATATATTAAATTGCATAGCTATTATATCAGTAATAAAATAATCGGATGTATCGTCGAAAGTAACTTCCAGGTCGATACCTCCTGCAATAACATTCCAAGTTAATTGGTTTGATAATGCATTAGTTCTATCCTTAACATAGATGGATATTTCATTATTTAAGTTCGTTAATTTACCTATATTAATAGTATTATTTCCTTGCTTTATTCCTGTTACGGACATTACTTCGACATTGTCTATTAATACATAAGCAGTCCCTTCACCAAGGTTGGGAGAACTAAAAAATATCGGTATTTTAACATCTTCTTCCCTACTAACTATACAATCTTTGAAAGTAGAAGTGATAGTGGGAGATGAACCCCCACCACTTCCTCCATATAACTTCAACCATTGTATATCAGTAGAATGTTCGGTTAATATATTATTATAGGCCTCTAAACTGGCTTTGGCCTCGCTAATTTGTGTGGATATTTCTCTTAATGCACCTTCGACATTTTTAGTTTTGAAGTTATCGCCAACATCGACTAAATTAATATCTTTAGCATCAGATGACCCATAAACTTCCCACTCGCCTGTCTCTGGATTTCGCTTTCTAATAACACCCACAAATATCACCTCCTACTTATTTCTATCGCTGTAGTTTATAGTTAAAGTATGGAATAACTCATCAGATACTTTAGATAAATCAGTATTGAGAGTCGCATTCTTAAACTCGTCTGCTCCTTTTATACCTTTTATTTCATAAGAGTTACAAACTATTTCATCATAAGATATTTGTAAATCTATATACACTGGATTTGAAGGTAAACCTTGAGCAGATATCCACCATGGAGAACCATCAACATTTATATGTTTTTCATCAACTTTTCCTGTTAAAGTTAAAGGTTTTTCTTTACCTGATAACTTGAATCCTGTAGCTTGGTTTAGAACGTAGTAAGTTCCATTTGCTTTATCCTCAGCTCTATTTATTTCAGTTACACCATCGCCTTGGAATTCGTTAACTATTTTTAAATCAGTACTTCCTGATACAGTAGTTACATAATCGTTGTAAGCATTTGAGCCATTCCAATCGAATCCAGTGTATAAAGGTTTAGATACTGACCAAGCATGGTTATGGCCACATAAAAACATATCTACTTTATGTTTTTCTAACGGTGCAATCCATCTTTGTAAACGTTTAGTTCTACCAACTGTAAAAGGTCCTAGATGAGCGAATACTATAACCCATCTTGGCTTCACTTCCCTAGCCTCAACTTCAGTTAAATGTTGGTCTAACCATTGTGCTTGAGCCTCTAAGAATGCATCAGTATTTGCATATCCACCTACAGTACCTACTCCGTCTACATAAGTAGAGTCAGTATTTGAGTTTAATGATACGAAATGCACAAATCCTAAATCGAAAGCATATACAGAATTCGCAAATTGATTTTCAGCTGTTATATAGTAGTTAAATGCATCGGAGAATTTTTTATCTATTAAGTCATTATTACCACAAGTAATTACATGAGGTATATTTCTTGTTATATCTTTTGCATAATCGTAGTAGTAAGACCATTCGAAACGTCTATTTGCATTTTGAGATATATCCCCAGTGTTTAGATGGAAATCGAATGGAACCTCAAGATTTTGTTGCTTATTATTTAGGAATCTTGCACACATTTGCCATACATCATACTCACGTTTTGACCAAGCTTGTTGGTCTGTAGTCCAAAGTATTCTCATAGAATTTTCTTCATTAAATTCTTTTATTTCGAAAGTATAAGTATCGGAAGTACAACCTTCGCAACCTACTTGATATTCATAGAATCCAACTTCTAAATCGTGGATAATACATCTATGAACAGATACGTCGCCGTCAACATTACTAAATAATTCGATACTTGTTTCAAAACTTTCCCACTTGTTTTCGCCATCTTTTCTTATTTTAACGAAACCATTATCAGTAAGAGGTGTTTGGAAAGTAAAAGTTCTAGTATGTTCTCCATCTTCCCCATACATAACGTTAATCATAGAAGGAATAGTTTCCTTTTGTTTAGGTTTATCTATATATTCAGTCCATCTTCCGTCTTTAAGACATCTAGGTCTATAGAATTCAATATTACAAGTTTTGAAATTTATAGGTTCACAGTCAATATCGTTAAATCCTTTTGTAGAACCATTAGAACCTAATCCCATAGCTGTTACTTGGTCAGTATCGCTATTGTTAAAGTCAATTCTTCTAACTCCTGTATTTTTATTCATACATTTTAAGAATCTAGTTTCGTATGCCCAAATTCCTTCACCTTCAGAACCACCTGCACCAAGTAGGTCTATATAAGCTCCATTTACAGAAGTTATTTTTCCTTCGGCGTCCTTAGTATTTCTTACTGGGTTATCTATAGGAGTTTCATTTCCTATACTTAAATAACAACTAAATCCTTTATCAGATAATTTTATATCCCAACTCATATCGTAATTAACTATATTGCAACGAACTGTATTTGCATAAAGTTCAGAATGTTGTGAGCATCTTATTAGGAAAGAATGTCTAGAAGGTATTATTCCTTCTAAAGCTAAAGATTGCCAAGACCCTGATAATGCTCTATACCATAGATATATTCCTTTTAGGTTAATATCTTTTTTCGTGAAGTTATATAGCTCAATAAAACCATGAGATACTGGAGTCCCCTCTATAGCGTCACCTCCACCATACATTTGGTTGATTATTAAGCCCGTAAAAGAAGTTGGATTCAAAGATTCAACTTGAGCATCTTCGGAAGTAAAAGCTTCTATTGGGAATGCAACAAGTTGCCCATTAACAACTTTCAATCTATATTCTTTTCCGTCATCACCTATAAGGTCGATATGCCCTTCAGTTAAATTATCGGCTCCTTTTAAGTTTTTAACCTTAACTGCTTTCGTTTGACCATCTATCATAACTGGTATTAATCCATCTTCAGATAAGATAGTTGTTTGAGTTAATTGGTCAATACGTTTTCCTGTTATATCTGCCATTTTGTACCTCCTTATTTTTCTATTTTAAGATAAGTATTATCATCGATTAATAAAAGTTCATTATTTTCTAGAAGTAGAGCATCCTCGATGACAATATTTGAAGAATCATTTTCAAGTAATAGTAATCCACCGTCTTCAAGCATAAGTGGACTTCCATCCTCAAGTAATAAAGCATAATAGCTCACATCGTCACCAATATCTGGCTTGTCTGGAGTAGAACCTCCACCACCATGAATCTTCAGATATTCGACTTCGGCTTGTAAAGACTTAATTTGATTTTGTAAAGACTGAATGCATGAAAAAAGTTCGGATATTATCGGGTCATCATAAGTAGGTGGACTTGAAGATGGAGTAGAGCTGGAGAACCAAATCTTATCGTCTATAGGCTCGTCATCACCTACATAAAAACAATCGTCAATATCGGCTAATTTAGAATCGACTTCACCTCGTGTGTAATAGTTTGTTAAATTGACATTACCAATAACTGCATCATTTAACTTGTTATCTATCTCGCTTTTAGAGTAGTAATCGTCAAGTGCTATCCAATTCGTGCCATCGTAACGAAACTCTTTCTTGATATCCTTAACGTATACTGTAAGACCTTCGTATGCTAGATTTCTAGTAACAAGCAAATCTCTATCTATAATAGAATCAACAACAGTTCTTGAATCTATAGGAATTTTAGCACCAAGGTCAAATCCTATAGATAAGGGAATTCCTTTTCCGAAATTACTCAAGGCTAACTATCACCCCTTTCTACATAGAATAACTCGAGTGTAAGTCACCTATAATATAAGAGTTTCAAAATAAAAAAGTAGGATTAATATCCTACTTCAAAGGCTTAATTTTAGTTTTAGGGTTCATTAATATCTTCTTTTTCATAAGGTCAGACTGGATATTCTTAAAATACATCGGCATAGCTTTCAAGGCTGAATAGCAATGCTTACATGCACATCCTTTTAACTCTGGGTTTCGCTTTTTCGGAAATCTAGTCTCCTTAAAAAATCCATACTTATTATTAAAAGCTAGATATGAAAATCTATACTTGAAGTCTGGGCAAGTGCAATGGATTTCTATATCACCACTCAAGGCCAATTGGAGAATTTGAGTCGTGTTAAGTGGCTTATCATCTATAATTAATTTTTTAGCATCTTCCAAATCAAGGAGTCTAACTGTTACGGTATATAATTTACCCTTAGTATATTGGGAAGTAACTCTGAAGAGAATGTCGCCCGTTTTTGTAATACCTGCATAACTTGCCTTGCACTTAGAAGAACGTTGGATTCTAGCTTTATCAAAGAGTTTGTATAATTCTTTATACGATTTTTCATAAAGTTTCTTAATAGTATGGAAGGGAATAAAATCCTTCATTAATAACCCCACCCATCATCGTCATCATATTGTGGAATATTACTATAATATGCTTCATCGGCTTTGCGTTTATTCTCGTAATATTCATGTAATAACTGCTCCCTACATGCCTCGCTACAATAAAATCTTCTAACATTTGTACCTATATAACCAAACTTGCTATCTGGTTTACCACAACAACTGCATCTTCCTGTCATATTACTACCTCCTTATATTTTATTGATATTTTGAACGGTAAAAAAGAAGGGTGTGAACCCTTCTATAATAAACCTAATGCAAAACAAATATATACTATTAGAACTATTAAAGCTCCGAAAAAACCTTTGAAATTTTTATCTTTTGCATAAGAGTATAATAAGTATAAATCTAATCCTAATCCTATAAAGTAAATAATTATTAGGATTATTAAAGATATTAAAATACTAGTTGGAATCATAATTTATAGCCTCGCTTTCAGAAGTGATTTTTTCATAATAACTCACATAGAAGTATTGGACAAAAGTGATGAATATATAACCACTTGTAACTGCGAGATAACAAAATGCTGCTGGGACATCTATACCTAACGTTATTAAATGAGCTGGCATTTTAAATGTAGAAGTGTAATTTGTATCAAATATCATATTAAATATCGTATTAAAAGTTAATAGAAGTACCGTCCACTTGCAACAGTTGATAGTATCGGCTTTCGTCATTCCTATCTTTTTAATGAATAAATAATTTCCTGAAAGGGTGAATATATAGACATGTAGTATGAAAGTTGAAATTTGTAGTATATGAGGAAATGGATATTTGAATATCGTTGGGAATATTAATCCTGCTATACCACCATAAAATCCCCAATAAGATGCAAGTTTCAGACATCCTTGCTTCTTAAAGAAAATACCTATAAAATACAAATAAAGGACTAACCTGCAAGTGTATAACGGTAATCCTTTTAGGATTAGGTGTTCTGGGCTAAAATGATACCATATATACAAGAGAATATGGAGTCCCAAAGTAACCAACGTCGCTATCTTTTCGATTAGGTCGTTCTGCCATTTATACTTAATCATTAAATAGGTAAAAACAAAACTCAAGGTGAAGAATGAAAGATGATATATTCCAAAGACCTTTATTTCGCTCGGACATTGGGTAGTCGCAAATACAGTGGATATTATATTATTCATAAGTCTTCCTCCTAATATTTAATTATATATTTTTCTTAGCGTCAACAAGTATAGCTATAAGAAATATTATCATAAATAAAATAGTTAAGGATGCTTTTAATAACATATAATCAAC